CTTTTTTTTTTCCTGAATATCTACGACAAAGGTACGAAAAAAATCTATATATCAAACTTTATTTCACGAATTTTTAGAAATAAGTTTATTTTCGTTGATTTTTTCACAAAAAGAATACAATTCAAGAATTTATTTTTGAAAATTTAAAATTTCACAGAGAATTTTTTAAAGAATTTTTTCTATAAAAATTTTGATATTTGAGAAAAATTTTTATCACGTGTGCGCGTACATTTATATAATTATTAAAACCATATAGTAATACACGTTGACACATCTCGACACAAGTAGAACAAATTTTTAAAAATTGGTATAATATATTTTTAAGGCCCTTCCTCGGACCCGCCTTGTCCGCTAATATAATACCTGTATATGAATAGAGATATAGGTAAGTAGGTAAGGAAGTAGGTTGTTAGGTTTCATGGTATTCCCGGGCTTTATATGCCTATAAATCCTATGGGCCATTATGTTGCCTAATATTCCTATGGGCCTATAATGGACCTTATATTTTAGTAAGTAAGAGGATATAAGGCCTTAGGTATGTATAGAAGTAAGGCCCTTAGTTAAGGTTATATGTAACGCAGTTAGCGAACACAAAAATAGGAGCCATAGTTAGGCTCCAGGTGATTAGAAGGTAAAGATACCTGTATATATGAGGAAATCGAATTTGTATTCACCTATAGTAAAGGTATAGAGAGGTTTTTCTTCGTTATAGGCAGCATTAGATACATAGAAGCGATTTTCGATTTTATTCAAAGTGATTAGTAAATGTTTGGTACCATCTTCTAATAAGGACTCTAAGAGTAACTCTTGGTTATCGAAAGGGTTATCGCATACATGAGGAGTAGATCTCTTGAGGATTCGTTTCCAATTATAGATTGGGTACTTCTCTGAAAGGATTTGAATAATTCTGGGTAGGAGTTCTGAGGTTTTCATATTTTTACGTTTTAAAATTCTGTATGCAAATATAGGAATAATATTTTAATTATATACTACTTATTTGCAACTACAGCGGCCATTATAGGACTGGGAGATTTGAAAACAGGAAAGCCCAGCTTGGGTCTTCGCAGATTAAGCTGGGCCAGGACAAAAATTTAGAAATGTTTAACTAAAGTTTTAACCTATGTATATGTTTATAGTTGTATTTCTTATTCTGAAAGTACCTAGAGGTTGACCCAAGGGATTTTCTATAGTATTTATTTCGAAGGATTCCCAGTTTATTAGTAGGTTTATATTTTGGGGTTCCTGTTTCAATAATTCTCTGAATCCCTGGGTAAATTCCCAGTTTCTTAGTAAAAGTTCCTGTAAAGCTTCTTTAGATACTTTAGTAATTTCTACTGAGTCCGCTAGAAGTAATTCTGATACAGCCTCCAGGATATTTACCTGATAGGTGATTCTATGAGCAAAATAGGTATTACAGGGACCTGGAGTGATTTCTGTATTTAGGTAAGAGCTATCATTCATCCCAGTCAGAATATTCATGTAGGCATATATTAAGGATTTTTGATCCTTGTCATCCCGTGAATCAATTTGAAATGTACCTGTATATGTAATCATTTGAAAAATTTCGGTACTGGGAATAATGTTTTGGGTAAAGTTTAAGAGTTTCATATTAGCAATAAGAATAATAGGTTAAACGATAAAGAGTACTAGAACCAGGAATACGGGTGATAGTAATATAGCTATCAGGATCATCTGTAAAATCTTCTAAGCTATCAGGATCATCCGTATTGATGATAAAATCCCAGATAAAGAGTTTATCCTCGATGATAGTTAAGTGAACATCCTTGATTACCAAAGAATCAGGAAAATTTAAGGATGTAAGGAAGGAATTAATTCCCTCTTGGTATTCCGGAAATTGTTTTCCCAGAGTTGAGGCAAATGTGGTTAAATTGTCCATATACATATATTTTAATGATTAAAAACTTTCGATATGCAAAAGTAATAATTTTATTTTATTCAACAAATCATTTTATTAAAAACTGTGGATCAGGCATACCTAAGTTATTGATTTAGAAAGAGTTATAGAATAGGCATAGTTCTAGTGGATTTTTAGAAATTTTTTAAGTTACTATAAGCAAGTTTCTGTTCCTTTTACTAAGATTGGGTATATTTTTGGGGCCCATATATTGCCTTGAAAGCCTTAAAAATATCACGGCCTTAAACCCCTAAAATAATTAATCCCATGCCCCTACCTTACAGAGATTATATAATAACCTGTATAAATAAGGTAATCCCCAATCCTAATTAATCCTGAACCCAACCTAATACTAATATATAATAATACTAATATATAATAATACTAATAATAAGAACAAGGTAGGTGATTAATTAGGGGCCCTTATACTCCATTACATGTATGATATGTAGCTATACTACTCCATATACCTACACTATCTAATGTAACATAGTTAGCGATTGCCTTGAATCACCCAACCCTTATATTAGTATTATATATAATAAGCAATAGAAACAAGGCAAGGTGATACAAGGTAATCCTAAAACTATGTAACAATCTACCATACATACTATACTAGATACTATCTATCTTCTAAGTAAGATTACCTCAAGGGCCTTGAATCCTTAGTACCTTAGTACCTATATATTATATATAATAAGCAGTTAAAAAAGGGTCTGGGAAAGCCCCAAATTTAGGTGATTTAGGGGCCTAAAATGGACCAAAAAGGTACCCTAAAATGGCTTAAAAAGTGTACCCAAATTGATACCTTGAAAATTGTAGTCAAGCTAATACGTATAGTTTGTAGTATAGTACCTTCTACCCAGGATCCTTACTCCTTAATAAAAAGGAAAGCCGGACCCGAACCCCCTTAATACCTTGTATTATTGATAGTATTAGTATGTTGTATATTAATATATAGGTTGATTGGTATTATATGAATAGGATTAAAGGGTAGGTGATTAGTATTAGTTATTATTATGAATAGGTGATTATTAGTATTAGTGATAATAGGTACCTTGTTTTTATAGGTAGGTTTATGTGTACCTGGTTTATTAGGTTTTTTTTTGGGATTTTTTTGTTTGGGGTGCTGTTAGCTTCAGAAGGTATGGGAACCTGTTTCACAGAAATGGGGCTAGATCCTTTCGGATAGCCCCATTAAGATAGTGTTAGAAGGTTCTCATTGTACTCTTATTACAGTAATTATATTATAATCTCCTCCGTTAGGATTAGTAACGGGGATAGCGGTATAGTCTAGGCCCTGGATTGAGGAAATATATTGTATCAAGGTTCCCTTTAGGTTTAGTCGATCTGGGACCTTGATGCAGAATACTTCTTCGGTAAGATTCCAGACTGGGAGATAGGTATAAGTCTGAAGAAAATATTTGTTTACCTTTTGGATGGGATTATATTGTAGATCATAGGGGAGATCGTTGCCCTTCCATTGGTATATTTTATCAGTAATATTTATATCTCCTTTGTGGGAAGTAATAGTAAGGGCGTATAGGTATTCCTCAGGATCCCCATCCTCAGAATTGGGATCATTTTCCTTGAAAAATTCCTTAACTAGGTTATTTAGTTGTTTGAACTTTTCTGGTAAGTCGATTAAAGTTATATCTTTAACATCTGTTTCTAGATTTACTTGTACTAGAAGTATACCATGCTTAGTAACGGCGGATAGTGATATTATATATTTCATAAGGCTCTTAATAATTGTAATGGTTTTCGATATATACTTTCCAAGTCTCTTCTACGTTTTCACCTTCTCCTCTTAGGTCGCAGTTGGTGAAGTGATAAATTAGTTCCCGGGTTACGGCATTGAATACGAAGAATTCTCCTTCTATTTCTTCCTCAAGAGTTTTGTATCCCTGTTCTAGCATTTTATTTAGATCATCGAATTCTGAATCGCAGTATCTCCAGAAATAAGCTTTGATTATGTTTCGTTCTGCTTCTTTAGCATCCTTAGCTTGTACTATGATGGGAATTTGTAATCCATCTTCTTCGTCATTGAATGTGCAAATATAGGTATTCATAAGTCTTAGTTTTTAGTATATTATTGTTACTTGGTAATATCTGTAGTCTGTATCTTCATCTTTTTCGTCTTTTCCAACGATTCCCAGATCCATGATCGATATAGTTATATCAGATACCGGGTCATCATCTGAGTCCTTAGTCCATTCTCTGAAAAATTTGTTTAAGATTGTATGGGTTTCATCCCAGGGATAGTCTGAGCAGAATACCCAAGTTTCTAAGTCAGCATAAGTACAGATATTATTATCAGAGAGATTTAGGAGTGATACCGATTTGATTTGTATCTCTTTGAGTAAATAAAGGCATTTGAATTTTTGTTTCACTACCGATAGTTTGTATTCATCATTTATTTTGAGAAAGTTCTGTTCATATACCTCGTAATACTTCTGATTGTTTTTTCGGATATTAGGTAATTTCTTGTTCAGATCCCCTTTCCAGGATATTAATAACTTGGATTGATTATAATCATCCCGATCAGGTGTTTCAAAGAAGAAATATGTAATATCCTCAGGATTCCGTTCATTGCAGTCTATTTTAGATCTTACCAGTTTATAGAGATCTTTGACTGTATTTTGTAATCCATGTTCGTTAAGAAGGCTTTCCTCATTTATACTGTAGGAGCAAAGAACCCTCCCAGAGGGTTCTGTTGCAATAAGTTGATAGTTAATCATGTAGAAGGTTATTTAAGAGGTTTGAAAGCATGTTCTTTTTGAATTCATCCATGGCCTGCATCTCCATAGTGGCCTGTTTATATATTTCGAAGAGCATATCTTCCCTTACCGAGTTGGGTTCTAGGATATCCTGGAAAAGTTCTTCCTTAATTTTCATCATTGTAGTAGTTATGGTTAAATTCCCATTTGTGTGACATCCAAAGGCATATAAATTATTCTCTGGATCTTGGGAATCCCAGAAGCAAAGTACCAAAGTTTCTTTTCGAGTTTCAGGCAAAGGTATTACTGCAAGGAATGGATTTCTTGCCTGTTCCCAATTGACTCGGTAGAAGATATTTTGGAAAAGTTTTATGATATGTTCCTCATCCGTAATCCTTATGTTTTTATGGGATTTGGACTTTTCTAAGAAGTCTCCCAGTTTATCGGGATCAAATAGTTTAGATAGCCCTTTGTAAAAACCTTGGAAAAGATAGCCTTCGATAAATCCCATTTGTGGATGTTCGTAATTACCTTTAGTTTGATAGATGTTGTTTAATTGTTCTTTGAGTAACATAGGTCAAAATGTTTTAAAAGTCAGTAAATAAGTGAATTGTAGTGTTAGTTTCAGAATCGTGGAATACCTCATCGGCTTCGATGATATCATAATCTTTTGGGTTTTCGAACCAAATCCCTTCTTCGTTTATGTGAAGGATTATGTCATCCCCGGAATTAAGGTGAGGATTTCCCTTGAAGTAATCAAGGAGGAATTCGAGTAGTTGTTCTTTGGTTTTCATGTCTATAAAAATTAAATTGTTAAAAATAAATGTATTAAATCACAATGCAAATATAATGATTATTATATAAACAAAGAAATATAATACATTTATTTTCAAAAATGCTACGGTTTATAGGATAGTTCCTGATCCGTTAGCCGGTTTTTCCTCATTTCTAGCAATTTCTTTCTGTAACCAAGTAAGAATCTTTACTTGTTTTTCCTTTGGTTTGCTAGCAAGTGCTTTTTTAATCTTCTTCAGTTTCATACTTTGTAAATGTTAATGGTTAATTGATTGATTTGTGTATTAAGAATCAGAGAGTATCTGATCTCTTTGTTTTCTTTAGTACTTATAGTATAGGCAAATAACTCTCCCAACCAGGTTTCTTCTGTGATAAGTTTAAGAGATGGATCTTCCATAGCTTGGATATTAAAAGATATGAGTCTTACCAGTTGTATACTCTGATTAGAACTCTGGGATTCTTTTTCTGTAAGATCTACCAAGATGCAAGCATGCCCAACTTGTGGCACCCTTGCTGTGTTAGTAGTATATCCTTGCTGATGAATCATCCTTTGAATACTCCTGATGGATATTTCTTTCTGTTTCATACTCCAGTTACGATAATTACTGTTTTATTACCTTGATATGCTGTGCTCCATTCAAATGATCCAGAGCTTATTCTCATGGTATTGATCATGTGTTTGGCAGTATCAATAGGGAATGATTCCGGTATGATTACTCCCCATACTATATCTTCCAGGATGGGTATTAATTCCCAATTATTCAAGCAAGCCATGTCCTCTAGTTGCTCCTTTAAGGAATAGGATAATTCTCCAGGAAGTCCTTCATCAAAGATCCATTGAAAGATATGGATAGGTTTATATTCATGAAAATCAGGCTTTAACTCTGTGACGGATAATATCATAGTAGCCTGTTGATTTATATCATTGTTATCAATAATGTTATGAATCCAGTCCCGGGTAATGTTTAATAATTTACCTTCTGAAGGTCCTTTTCCTCCAGTGGGATGATTTTTGAGTTCTGATACAATAGTAGTATCTCCCTCTTCCGTTTGGATTATCAGATTTAATAAGATTGCAGGTTTTGATAAGATTAATTCCATATCGTTTCGATTTATAGGTTATTAACTAGTTGTTCGTATTCATCACTTCCAGCAAAGCAGTCCAAGAAATAGTTGTATTCCTTTTCAGTTGCTTGATTGGGTGATTTATTGAGATAGTGAATACAATAGTACTCCCAAACGGGATCTTTAGGAGTTTTGGTCATTGAAATTGTGATTGCCATAATCAGCAAGGCAATTAGGGTTAATAGGGTTCTAAATTTTTTCATGTCTATAAAAAATTAAAAGGTTATAAAATCACTTTGCAAATATAATCATTTTATAAATACAAATATGATTTTATAACCTTTTATTTAAAAAAGCTATGGATGCAGTTTAGGCATCTCCCTTAGCTATGAAAGTATGAATCTTGAAGACAACTACCGATGCCCTTTTCGGATTCAGTTCCAGGATTACCATGCAATCTAAGGAAGGTAGAATCATCTGAACTATGGCCTGATTTTGTCCTTCTGTTGCCAGGATAGGTATTGGTTCTACCCCATCCATAGTTAAATGAACCCTTAATCTTTCCAAAAGGATATCAAAAGGTGATTGATTCGGGAGAGCAAACTTAGGAGTTGCCATTACCTGGTTCAGATTGTCCAATTTCTCTTTTAATTTGGGATCTATGTCCCTTACCATTTCTACTTGTAACATAGGCTTTAGATTTTGATGTTATAACGTTTTAATTCCCAGTCGTACTTACCGTGCCCATATCTGTTAAATACCCATAGGGTATGGTCAATAAATTTACTTGTATCCTCCACGTATTTAGAGGTCTCAAGCATTACCATACTGGGTGTTTTTAATCTCAAGCATACATGGATTGTATGCTTGGTTGATTTCTGGAATTCTTCTTTGAATTTCTGTACAAGGTCCACTTGATCAGTAGATTCTGCCACTAGTTTAAGGTAATTTTCCTCTACTGAGTTTAACATGAAGATTTCTTTGAGGAGAAATTTGTCTTTTCTCCCAATCTGGTACTTAGGTTCTATCATATTTCTTCTAATTTAGATTTGATTCTGTCACATTGGTTAGTTATAATAATTCTCTCTTGTTCTCCCAAAGCATTACGTACTAAGAAATCTCTTAATGCGTTAAACCATATTGATAGTATATTGAGAGATAATCCTGATCCATAGTCCATTAGGTTTAATGTATCCCACATAGACATCCAGGTTGATTTATAAAAATCCATGTAGGAATCATAGACTGATGAACTTGCAGTTATGTAGGGTTTATTTACTCTGTACATATCAGTTATTAACCCAAGGATTCCCTTAGGTATCTGGTAAATGAATGGGAGATCATTGTAGTAATTACCTGACTTGGAGAATAATTTATCTGTAAAGTATGCTGGTAGATTTGCCAATAAATTCCTTGGTATCCTCTTTAGATAAGAGAAGAGAAGAAATCCCGGGTAAAGGTCATAGAGAATATAATTCTTTTGGTATTCTCTGTATAACCTGTTATAGGCATTCTTATCTTTGCCCTGGGTTAACAGGTTATACTCCTTCATCATAAGATCTAGATCTGTAAAATTAGTGATAGTTATGTAACCTTTGTTCTTAGTTACAAGGCCTATCGGTAACTGTTTGGGTTTTCTGAATAAATTTAAAATCATGTCTATAAAAAATTAATATAATACACTACAAATATAAATCTTTTATTTTACATTATATAATAAAATTTTAATGGCTAAGGTATGTCCGGGCAATAGATTCTGGTTCTAGATCTTCATTATCTTCTTCATATATTTCCAATTCTGGATCTGGTTCATCAGGATCTACTCTCATCTCTATTTCTCTACGCATTTCATGATGTTCTCTAGAGGTTTCTTTTAAAGTTTCCTTATAATTATCAGTGATTTTATTCAATTCATTCTGATTCAAAGTTAGCCCCTCTTTGGAGGTATCCACTCCTTCTTGCTTAGTTGCTACTACTTCTGGCAATGATCCAATATCATAAGCCTGTTCAAGATATTTTACATCTGAAGTTTTATCCAAAGCCTGTTGTGATTCAAGAATAATACTCCGGGCTTCTTCAATAGAAATAGTTTCTGACTGTTGCTGATTATTAATCTGTTGATTGAATTGATTGAATATGTTAGTAGTAGATCCTCCAACTAGGGTCCTTACAATTGATTGCAGGGAAGTAGAGGCTTCCAGTTTTAACTTAAGTGCCTTATTTACTTCAGCAGATATAAAAGGTGTATATTTACCATTCTGGGAATTTCTTAAGATATCCAGCTGGTGAGATATTTCCATTCTATCTTCTAAGGCCCATGCTAATTGTTCGCCCATAAGGGATTGAATTATCTCTTCCTGTCTATCCTTATCCCATATCTTGGAATTTAACACCTTATCCCTCATGAATAATCTTACCTCATTGATATCTATACCCAATCTCTGAGAGAAAGAGTTAATATCATAGGGTATCCCACATAATACTCCATTATTCATAAGCCATTGGTTTATTAGGTAATTCTTTACCTGTATGAGTATTTGTGGATCCTTATCCTGATGGTATTCATGCATCATCTGGGTTATTCCCATAGGTCTTGGGAATCTATGTATGTTTTCTTTTGTTTCCATATAAGTAAGCTTTTCTTATATCCTTTGATTCATCATAACCTATTAGTTTGAGATCCCAACGTACATAACAATGATAGTGAAGTAAGTAGGAGTAACCTACCCAGTCACCATCATTGGTAAGGAATATGCAAAAGGCCTCATCCGAAATTAAATCCCGGGTAAGTGAGGCCTTTTGATTATTGCCTGTTGGGACTTCAAAAACCAGGTCATAATTTACCTTTTTAAAAAGGTTGCCATGAAGGTCGATTATGTCAGGTTTTTTAGGCATATCCTTAAAATGTCTTGTTACTAATGTGATTTATTAGGTTTATTCCTTGCCTTTCTATCCCTTTGAATCCTGGCTTGGTATTCCGGGAAAATTTTGGTCCGATAAGGTACCACGAATTTTGCATAAAAGGCTTTCCATAATCCCTGTGATAAAGGCTTTCCTTTTTTAAGTTTGGAAATGTTATGGAATTTACCTTCGAAATTCTTCACAATTTCCTGAAATCTGTAATATGCCAGTTTTCCTTTAGAATCTCTCCCAATTTGAGTAGTTTGGCAATATTCTAGAAAATCTTTTCCGAAAGTTTGTAGGAATTCTTCTCTTTTAAATTCAAAGTTCTCTTGATCCAGTTTAAGGATTTTTACGTAATCTATCGCTTCCATTATTCAAGGATTAATCTTGGTGTAACATCTATAGGTAATATTTGAAAGAAATATCCTCGGTATTCATCTTCATAATAAGAAGACCATACACTTTCATGTAATCTGTATCTGTCAAGGGGTTCACCTAAGGGAATTCCCGTAAGGTATATATGTTTATTTGCCCATACGGGTGTGATTAAAAATTTTGAGGTTTCAGGGTAAAATACCCCGATAGTTCCTAGATTAGGCAATCTTCCTCCCATTCCCGTGTGTTGGAATACATCCCTTACCATAGTTTCGGGAGGAAGTTCTCTACCATTTGTATTGAAAGTTAGTTTTGACTTGCCTATATAAAGCTGATTTAAATTCTCTGTTAGCATAGTTGTAAGTAAATTATTGTGAACTTATTTAGATTATTATAATCCAATTTCTTGATAGTCTTTCTAGATTCAGTGTTATACCTTTTCCCTGATAGGATATATTCTGAAGCATTATCTATCAAAGGTTTAAGGCAATACGTTGGACCAGCATACCATACCCGGGTATTAGGATCCTTATATAATTGTTCCATAATACCCATGTAGCGTTGGAAATTATTAAAGGTCTTAACTTTTATTGTGCCTTTTCTTTCGTTTCTTTTTGGTTTCCGGTTTAACATAATCTACTATGTAATCAAGTTGATCTAAAACTAAAGCCTGAACGAATAAAGCAATCGGTCTGTTAAAATACTGTTCAATATTATCCTCATCAATGTAATTTGAGTAGATAACAAAGAACTTTTTGATCTTATTGTGTTTTAAGGACCTTTGCTTTAGGTAAGCAGTACAACATCTGATGTGTAATTCCAGAAGTTCTTTCCGATATTTATGTTGCTCTTTGTCGGTAAATACAGTATATAACATAGGTCAATGATTAAAGGCAGGGATAATTATTGGTGAAATCTCCCTGCCTGTGAAACTTATGCAGATTTTAGTACTGAAGATTGATAAGCTTCGAAAGCCTTTTTAGCTTGTTCAAATTCCTTTTTATTTCCTTCTCGTAGGCGATTCATTTTGATCTCCAGGTCCTTAAGTTTATTGCGTACCTGTTGTCTCCATTTCTTCCGGGCCAAGGGTGTATTTACGTCTTCTGGATAAATGTATTTAACTTCTCGTTGGGATATTACCTTTTCAACGAGGGATGGTTTCTGTTGTTTCTCAACTTCCTTGATTACTTGTTCCTTTTGGGATTTTTTGGATGTTTTCTTTTTGGGTTTTTCCTCTTGGATAGGTTCTTCCTTTTTGGATTCTTCGATGGGAACCAGTTTCTTGGTTGATTTCTTCTTAGTTTCCTTTTTAGGAGATTCTGAAACTTGGTTTAATGTCTTTGATACTTGGTTGTTAATCAGTTCCTGTACCTTGGTAGTGTTAAGTTTTTTCATGTCTATAAAAAATTAAGTATTAAAAAATAAATGTATTAAATCACAATGCAAATATAAATCTTTTATTTTATAAAACAAAAGAATCTATAAAAAAAATCCTAATATCTGAGGTTTGCTATGGGAATAAAGCCTTGAATACCTCAGGATCAGGATAGTCTTCGAAAATGTTACCGGTTTTTCTTTGTTCTAGTTTAAGGTATTCCTCTGGAGATGCAGGCAAAGCCCTTCCCATGTTGATAGAATCTTCTATCTGTTGCATAGATAAAGGTTCGTAGGATATAACCTTATAATAATTTAGGGAATAGCCCTGTCCCTGAGGGTAGGCAGTATAAGAATTATACCCAGTTTTTTCTACCTTATAAGGTATCTCATCCGGTGTAATTTCTTGTTGAACAATATAGGTATAAGTTTTGGGTTTAGGTGGAGGTAAAGTTACTTTCTCCTTTGGAGCAAACATAATCTCCCGGGATGGGAGGTTTTCCCTCAGATTCTCCATAAAAGAATCTGCTTCAACTTTGGATAAGGATTTATGGCATCCTATTAATCCCATAGATAAAAGGAGTAGGGCTAAGCCCTTACTCCAGTACGTAACCTTGGTAATCATATTTTCCTCTTATTTCTTGGTTAATAAACTTCCCTTTAGATTCAGCCATAGCAAAAGCATCTGCTACTTCATGGGGTACCCTTTTATATTGATATACCTGATTATTCTTGAAAGCAATTACTAACTGTTGCTTCTTCGAATTATAAGCATATCCTACGGCATTAGAAGATTCTACTGGTAGGAATTTTAATTCCATTAGTTCTTCGAGGGTTTTAAGGTATTCCTCTTTTTCTTTTACTTCCATAATAGTACAGTTTCTGGATGTTTCGAATTAGTTTGATGAAATAAAAAGTTCCAAGCTCCCATAACTCCTTCTGGATTATCCTGAATCCATTGTTCCTCCATTCTAAATAAGATATGGGAGCATAGGTATAATTGATATTCATCTAGCATCCCGATTAATGAAGGAAACTCCTTTACTTGTGAATAGAAATTGATTCTTTCTTCTGTAACTTCCCTCATTAGTGAGGAAGATTCATCCTCTCCCACTTGTAGAATGGTTTCAACTAATCTTTTTTCAGGCATATTATCCTGAATGCTCTTTTCGATATTAGTAAGAGCATCGATTTGGATTTGGGCAATCTTTTGGATTATGGTTTTGGTTTGGGTATTCATACAAATTTATTTATAAAATCACAATGCAAATATAAATCTTTTATTTTAAATATAAAAATAGGGCTATGGTTGAGGATCTTCCAATACCTTTAATGAGGGTACTCGGTCTTTTAATTTTTCCCATTGTACTTTTGGAACCCTTACATCTGATGCCCACCGGGTAAAGAATTTAGATGGTTGTTTTTCAGGATTCAAGATCAATGCTCTCTGTTCTGAAGAGAATTTTAATCTTTCTTCTTCTCTCATCCATACTGGCATCTTAGTGAATTCTGCCTTTGAGAAAGAGATTACCTTCTTACCTGTATTTACCTTCAAAACTTCCTTGCGTTCTTTATAGAGATATGGGATAACCTTTCTAGAGGGACCATTTAAAATGGAGAATCCAAACATTATCATGGGATCAAATTTATCTGTTTTAGGATCCTTAGCTCGTTTAATGCAACGAATTAGCCATGAATAGGAATTGGGGTATTGGTGATTATCTGTTGGTTCTCCGATATCCCTTTTAATGAATGGGAAATCTGGGAAATAATATAATAAATCCTCTGTAAGGATGAAAGTAAATCCTAATCCTCTAAGATATTTAATTACCTCATCCTGAGTTTTCCCTTCTTTTACCATATTCTCTACTTCAAGAAGGATATCTTCTCTGGGTGATTCCAATGCCTTTTCGGTAGATGAAGATGGTCTACCTCTTTGAGATATTTCCTTAAGAGGTAAGTTACCAGTTAACCTGTCTAAGTAGGTTTTAAAATTTTCGATATCCTGTTTGCAGGTAAGGGTAACTTCTACTTTAATGGGGCCATTATGCTGAATTTTAGGACCTGCATTAAGCTCTGTATAGGCATCTACCAACCGATCTGAAATAGGTGATAGATTTTCCTCCAGGGTTGTGATCCTAAGTTTAGGTTTATATACTTTTTCGTCCATAATGTAATGTGATTATATGAAAAAGGCCAGATACTTTATATACCTGGCCAAACGTGTAAACTAATAAACTTAAAATGAAAAATGGGAATTATACTAACTGGTTAGAGGATTAATCCTCTTCCTTTTTAGCCTTTTTCTTTTTATCCTTCTTTACTTCCTTGGCAGATTTTTCGGTTTTCTTTGCCTTTTTATCCTTGCCCTCTTTTGAAGGTTTTTCTTTCTCTGTCTCTTTCTTTGCAGGTTTTTCAACCTTTTTTTCACCCTTGCCCGCAGCAAGTTTTCTCTGTTCTTGACGGTACTTCTTCTTTTCTTCCGAAGTCATCTCCCGGCCATCAATCAAAGGATAATCATACTTGGTAACTCCAGGTCTTCCTGGTTTTTTCTTTTCTTCCTTGGTTTCCTTTTCTTTCTTAACCTTAGATTCTTTTGCTTTTGAAGCTTCTTTTTTCTTGTTCTCTTTGGCTTCTTCTTTTGCCTGCAATTTCTTTAACTTTTTCATAATCTTAGTACGTTTAAATTTATACTGGTTTTTAATATCATAATAAGGATATTTCTCTGCTACTTTATCCCTTTCTTTATTCAAGGCAGTTACCAATTTAGTTATCATTTTACCATGAATTGGATCCTTTGACCAATCCTTGAAAGGATCCAATTTGTTTTTCTTAAGGTAATTAACTAAATCATCCTTTGCCTTGTAAAGGTTAGGAAAATTTAATCTTGGCTGTGTCATATTTTAAATCCTTTTGTATTTTACCATAGTTTAGGAATCCTGAATAAAGGTTTTAGTTTCCTTGATTTCTAGGATTTTAATTTCTTGGTGTAACAACTGGGATTTTAAATTAAATATATCTTCAACTTCTGATTTAGTAAGGTTCACTAACTTTGCCCTTTTAATAATTCCTTCCTGAGTATAAGTAATATCTAGTATGTTACCAGATATTTTATTATTAAGTAAAGAAGTATAGAAATTGATTGACTTCTGTAGATTTAATAATCCTATTTTAAGTACCTGTTTCTGAGATGGCTTAGTTTCTGAAATATATTTATCCCGGGTAAGTTTATAATCCTGGATTTTCTTTGCCATCTTAGTTAGGATTTCTCTGACGGTTTTTTCCATTGGGGTTTTTGTATATGAGATTGAAAGATGGGTTTATTTTCATATTCCTCAAGGATTTCTTGAGCATGAGTTATTACATTTAATGCAAAGTCCTTTTCTTCTTGAGAGAATTCATTTCCAAGAGATTCTAGTGATTCTGAATAATCAAATACAAGATTTTGTAATGCTAATATTATGATAGATTCTTTTATTATTGGGTCCATACGCAGTGTATATAAACAAATAAAGCTTCCCGGATATGGGAAGCTTTAATCCTTATAGGACAAAAACTAGATAAACAGGAATAAAGTAATTAATTAATCCTCTTCTTCCTCAACATCTTCTTTATCCTTCCCCTTTTTATTTTTCGGAGAAACGATAGCACCATGTTCTTTCTTAACCTTGATGGTAAGATTTCCGGGAATGAAGGTAACCGCAGTACTTACCGGTGATCCTTCTACCACAACTACCGATGTAACCAATATTCCTTGATGTCCTTCTCTGTTTTTAACCGGGCATCCAAAATTCTGAACTTCAGCCTTGTCTCCAAATTTAATTACATCTATTTGTTTTGAGTTGGGTCGTTGACCAGCAGGACGATTTTTGATTGCTTCCAAACGAGCTTTCTTCTTAGCTGCCTTTTCTTCGGCTGTCATAGCCTTCTTTTCTTTTTCTTCTTTCTTAGCTTTAGTTGCCATAAGTTTAAATTTTAAAAATGGTTATAAGATTAGGAGAGGGAATTCCCTCTCCCGGTTGATTTGTAACGGTATAGTTATTTTTTACCTTTCTTGCCTTTTCCTTTAGTTTCTTTCTTTGCCGGCAATTTGAGTCCGAGTTCTTTGGCAATCTCTTTACGGAATTTCTCGATATCATCTTCATCGTAGTCGTCGGGATCTACTTCCAAGTCATGGTCATCGCAAACATCTTCCAGTTCTTCGAAATCCATTTCTGCAAGTTGTTCTCCGGTCAGTTCTTCCTCTTCCTCCTCATCATCTTCCTCCTCAGAATCATCTTCCTCTTCATCATCCTCTTCCTCTTCTTCAGAATCTCCCTCCTCAGAATCATCTTCCTCTTCATCATCATCCTCTTCTTCGTCTTCTTCCTCATCGTCTGAGAAAAGATCCTTTGCCTGTTCAGCAGAAAGTTTGATAGGAGCAGGGATAATAACTACCGATCCATCTTCGTAAACAATTACCTTTGAACCATCTTTCAATTCTACTTCGTTTACTACCTTCAATTCTTTTTCTTTAGCTTTCTTAGCCATAATCGTAAGTTTTTAATTGTTAATAAAAAGGGTTATTTAATAATATGTTTTGTTAATCCAAAGTCCTGGTGATCTCGGTTATAATCCGAAACTTCCCGGATAAGTTTTATAAGGTCTGAACTTTCCTTAAGTTCTACCTCTTCAGTATTAGTAGGATCACCTTCCTTATTTCTAGTGATTACCTTAACCATTTGAGGATAAGTGTTATCTTTATGTTCTACTAATTTCATGGTTCACTGTATTTAATTTTAATAATACCGGGAATACCATAGTACATAAAATGATTATGTATGTTAGGATATTTCCCTTTTTTCAAAATCTCATAGTTATCTGAGAATTTCCTTGGGTATATGTAAAAATCATCCTCTATCTTTCGGTTTGTCATAATATAAGCATACCTCTTATGAGTTTTATATGAAGATAGGGGTACAAAACCCTGGGATATTAATTCCCTTTTAATGTACCTATCCTTGGGTAATACTCCGGAAAATTTTACCGAAAGTTTATCATATTGAGATAGGAAATCTTTTGCCTTGATAAATAGTATATGATTAAATTTGATCTTATACTTCTTCTTCAGGAAGAGGGCTATTTGCCTTATCCTTGGGTTTATCTCGAAATCCGTACTTCCTTGGTAATAATTCCACTCGGAGATTTCTTTGCCTGAGATCCTCTTTAATCTTCGGTATGAAAGATTTATAGAGTTCCAATCTCTTTTCTCGGATATAGAGAGTATCGATTCCACGTCTCTGTCCGTATAACATTGTCTGATATTTCTCATTGAAGTATTTTTTACCATGCCTTGTGAAAGCCAGATACATTGAAACTAAGAATTTTCTTCTGCTATGGCTTGTCATCTTATAATTATCTGGTATAAAGAACTTCCTGGCCTTTATAGGATATCCTTTATAATAAAAAAATTCGCACCAATGGCCAGGTTGTGTAATTCCCATTTTTATAAGTTTCCTTCCTGATATTATATGGATGGACCTGGCTACCTTATCCTTGAAATAATATTTCATGGTTATCCGAATATGTTTCCGGGTATAAAAGGGTATGGTAGTTATATGCTTCTTGTAAAGTGATTTCCTTGTTTTATACTTACTTGAAGCTTTGGGATGCCAAGTCCATATATAATATCTGTCAGGCCTTATTGGGTCGTATGCACTTTCCTTAATCTTTACCATTTTTAAAAGTTCTTTTAGCATTCCGATACCAAAGTTGAATGGATTTCTCGTTTGCTTCTGGGAACTTCTTTTTCATTCTCCGAGTAATCCTTTCAAGTGAGTACCCTTTTGCGGTTAATTCAAAAACATAAGACTTTTTAGTACCTTTTATGAGATTAAATTGATCTCTTTCTCGAGGAGGTTTCTTCTCTCTTGCCTTTTTAATCCCGGGAACCCTTTTAGATTTCCTTTTTCCATTTTCTTCTTCCTCTCCCAAAAATCCAAGTCTGAGCCTTGAGTTTCTCAAGGGATCATTTTTCTCATATCCCAGATTTGCAAGTTGTTGGTCTGCCCAATCATCATATTTATCAATCAGTGATGGATCTGGGTTATTTTCCGAATTATTTATGAAGTTAATAAGGTCAAATACTCCTGCAGCTGCAGCATCTGGGAAAGGCATACCCAATATAACTGCTTTACGTTTGAGATCTTTATATCTCTCATTTCTCCCCGATGCAGTAAGGAGATTATGTTTCTCCTTACTTGGGGCTTTCCGTTTATCTTTTTTCTTCTTAACCATGATTATAAGTATAAATATAAATATGATGTTTTTCGATTATAGTAAGTGTCTTTCAAACTTTCTAGAGTATCTGAGTATCCAGATATAGGAACCAAATTTCTCTTGTAAAATAATTCTTCGTATATCCGATTAGGGATATCCTTAGTGATAATCCAGAAATGGTTTTCCTGATAGATATAAGGTTTTACCCTTTCCCTCACCATGGGAAGATTAGGAAATAGGTTAAACTTGTTTTCGTTTCTTTCCTCATCATTGAGGTAAAGATCAAAGATTTGGTCTAAAATATCCTCGGCATTAGTAAACCGAAGGTCAAATACTGGGTTTTTGAGAAATTTTTCCATATTATATATATATAAGTCTATAAAAAATTAAATTCTAAAAATCACTTTGCAAATATATATCTTTTATTTTAAATATAAATCATTTCTACTTTATTTTTTATAAAAGCTGTGGATTCTAAGAGGATGTCTTGGATTTGTCCTTCTTTCTTCTTGGTATATGGGTATTATAGGCATAATCTAAGTTCTTTACTGTAAAGTCTATATTGTTTACTTGCTTGTAATTTACAGCTTGTTCTACTACTCTTCTAAATTCAGGCCAAAACTTTTGCCCAGTTTTTACCTTAGAAGTTTTAATGGCATACCTTGATACCATGAAAGCAAAAGTATCGGCATCATCCCTGTTATCAAATATGTAGAGGTAAAATTTACTGAGTTCATCTACTACTTCTTGTGTAGGTCTTACTTTTAGGATATAATACCCATCTTCCCATTTATCAGATATTAACCCTATGTAGTATCCCTTTATGTTAGGCTTTGATTTATATCTAAACCTTTCTATTATTACTTCTAGCATCCAATCAGGTATTTTATTTAAAAGGTACCTGATATAAATTTTATCCTTCTTGTTTGACCGTCGTTTAAATGCTGAGGGTTGTTGTATTATCCCGGGAAGGATTCTGGCATTATTCCATCTATCAAATTCAAGGATTAATTTCCGGGTATCAATATCCCAGGGATCATCTGAATCCTGTAACCTTTTCATATTACGGATCATATTCTGAGAATTTACCTTTGAGAGTAATTGAGTAGAATCACCACATTGCTGAGTAGATTGTTTTCGTGTTAATCTCTTTTCTATACATCCTTCAATGTAATCTTGAAAGTTCCTTTCACATGGACAATCTGGTCTGAATATTGAAGGATGTAATTCGAAGAAGTCTGAGAATAATCTGAAAAACTTTTCGGACCTATCTCTTATTTCGATATACTTATAATGAGATAGTTTCATTATTTCTCCTGTTTCCCATGTTGATTTACCCTGAGAAACTCTTAAAAAAAGGGATTGCTTTTCCTTTTCAGTTAAGCAATCCCATGCTTTTTGTTGGGCCTCTGTCATCATAATTGTCTACGGGTTATAAGGTTATCTATAGATTCTTCTGTTATATTATCAGGATTATAATCTAAAGGATTAGCATATAATACATCTGGATCATAATTCTGATATACACTGTAAAGTACATTATCAAATGGCAATGTTAATTCCATCTTTCCGTTTTCAGGATAGATTAATAGTTTTACTGTTCTATTGGTGTAATTTACATCCAATACAGTAGCATCTATGCCTTCATAAGGATATCCTTTTAAGATTACGTAATCACCTATCTTGATATTTACCAAATCATCTAGAGAAAATTTCTTATTATGTCTAGATATCTGTAAGAATCTTCTTACATCTTCTCTTGAACAAGTTGCTACTAACGAAAAATCATCGAAATCCTCGGCATTATCAATCCTTGCTCGTTTTTTCCTAGCAAATAGGGTTTCGGTTGATTTTAAAAAATTCCTAATCCCAGATACATGCCTTTTCATGTGATTTAATATAGGCCTTGAATAGGCATATTCTGAAGGCATTTTGATAAAACCATAATTGAACAAAACGGGTACTTCCTCAAATATCATTTTACCTCTAGCTGTCTTCTTTAAAACATTTACTGTTGGAATTATAGCTCTTACGTAGTGATAATTATTTTCTCTTAATTCCTGATTTATAGTGGTATAATATTTTCTATCTAAGTAGAAAATTGTATATACATAAGGAGTACTTCGCTTTTTCATGATATTACTGTTTTAAAGTGGCTTTAACCTTTTTATGGAAATCCTTGTAGGGTACCTTTAAGATGGATGATGCCATGAATACATATAAGGGGTTTTTCCCTACAATATTCAGGATCATCCAATTCTTATCGGTAACATATTGAGATATGAATTCTCCAATCCTTGAATCCACTACAAAGAAAAATTCTGTACTAGGCATTGAGTTATACCTCATACAAAGGATTGGATATTTACCAGCTCTTTTAGCATCAGTAGAGGCCTGTTCCCAGAACTTAATAATATCACATACCTTATTTCCCAAGAGTACATGTTCGAATTTTATTTCTTTGTAATTTTTACATTCAATGGTGATTTTACAACGGTGAGCATGTTTTTCATCCGTACAGGTAAGGTCTGAAGTAGCATCTTTATTAGAATGCCATGCTCCAGACCCCAAACGATTTCTTTCGAATTTAAAGTTGGTCCATTGAGTGAACCAGCTTGCTATCTTTCGTTCAAATTTACTTCCTTTCGCTTTTGAGTTCATTTGTCTTGTAGTTTTAAATCCTATATGGATTTATAGTTACTAAGACCATTGATCATTTCTACTTGCAAAGTACGACAATTACCAAAAGGTAGTGATTCTAAATGTGATATTAGGAATAGGGATTTATCTGAGAATATATGTTTTATCAAACTGCATATAAGTTCAATATTATCTGGGGATAATGATTCAAATACCTCATCCAAGAATGCAACATTTATCCCTTTACTTGCACTCAAAGATTGGTGCATTGCGAATGCCATTGCCACATTAGCTAATTGCTTCTGTCCTCCGGATAATTCAGAATATTCTACTATCCTACCATTCATCTCAATTAAAGTAACAAAATCTTTCCTTGCTGAACCAAGATTAATATTAAACTCAATCCTGAATCCCAATAAATCTGAATAAGATTCTAAGGTTTTATTTAAAAGGTATAAGGATGAATCAAATAAATAAGCCTTGATTCCATTATTACCAAGAGGGTCATTGATTAGCCAATCATAATCTTTCAATTCTAAATCCTTATTATGGTAATCCTCATCTACCTTCCTAAGTCTCTTTCTTATTTCCTTAAGTTTCTCTTTATATTTGGGTGACATAACAGATAGTTTCTCTTCTTTCAGATTTTTAATATCCTGATCTATCTGAGCTAAATCATCCGAAATATCCTCGCATTCTGTTTTCAGTTTATCATACAACTGGTCTATCTTCCTAAGAGAATCTAAGCGTTCCCTTAATTCATTAACCCTATCAGAATATTTAATTATATTCTTATATAATCTGCGTATGCGTTGAAGCTTAGTGATAGCAGTATTATAATCTTTATGTTTAAGTAATTCAATAGTTTCATCAACTACATTCTCTAGTGATAAGGATTTTACCTTCTTTATCTTTGCCGTATACTTAGATATATGATTCTGTGTATTCTGGATTTTCTGTTGCAGGGATTGGTCAACCTCATCCTTAATTTGTTGATTTTTCTTAATGAGTAGCTTAGTTAGCGATTTTCGTTCCTCCTTAAGATCCCGAGATTCTTTCTTAATCCTTGCTTTGAAAGTTTTCTCCCTCTCCCTGAGATCAAAATATGTTTTTCTATTCTCATCCAATTGTGCCCTAAGTACTGAAGATTCTTTCTCGATTTCATTGATTTCTGATATTATGTTGTTTTTGTCCTGTAATGCTATTCCTTTAGCTATATTTAAGTATTCTAGATTAAATACTTCTTCGAATAACTTCTTCTTATCTGAATTTGATTCTTGTATCATTCTTTTCAAACCTTGCCCGAACATAATTGAGTTCATGAAAAGGTTGTAGGATAATCCTAATGCCTTGTTTATCTGGTCCTGGATTTGGGTTTTACCCTTTACTGGTATCATCTCAGCATTTTTAAGGATAATTAACCTATCATTACCCTTAGAACCATCTTCTAATATACCTTTATACTTCTGGCATCTGATAATTTGGTAAATATCATCTTTTACCTTGAAATATATTTCTACCTTAGTACCCATGTAATTTTTAGGTCTTATATTTTCCCAAGTATTAACATCGGGTACCTCTTTTAGGTTTTTACCATATAATCCCCAAACTAATGCAGAAAGGATTGAGGATTTACCTTGTCCATTTGCTCCCCTGATAAGAGTTATCCCAGGAGTATTTAAGGGTAAATAAAGTTCATTGATAGAACCAAACCCTTGTACGGTTAAACTCATAAACTGTATCATTCCTCAGATTTTTTAAGTATGTCTATTAGTAATTTCTCTTTGTTTGGATCCTTTATACCTTTTTGCTTCATATAGGTTTTTGCTAGTTTTCTTTTAGAAAGTTGCTTACTGATTTTATTGTCCGTAATTACATTCTCACTAGCTTTTGGCTTAGGTATAATAGTATAATAATTGCCATCATCCTTAACATCTTCTTCTGATTCAACATCTATAAATTTAGGAAAGCCTTTTAATTCCTTGAATTTTAGAGTAAGGTCATCATATATTTCCCAATAACCAAGCTTGCAATTTTTATCCGTTCTTCTTTGTTGAAGTGGAGCTCCTATCATATATACTTTTTTGGATAACCTTTGAGGTTTATGGATATGACCACATAATACAAGGTCAAACCGATTAAGGATATTGAGATTAAGGTTTTCTACTGAATCAACCCTTCTACCATCCGTATCCTCTGCTCCAGGATAATCCGTATGAAGTAAAAGTATGTGTTTACAACCTTCTTCTAACTTCAGATTTTTTAGGTAATCATTCAAACCTATATTATGATCTACATAAGGAACTCCATGTATGATTATATCAGTTCCTACCCAAATAGATTTATAATCCAAGGATTCTAGCCAATAGAATATACTAAATTCATTTACCCAACTTCTTGGTATATCCCCAATAGTACTTATAAAAGGGGTATCATGATTGCCAGATATACAATATAACTTTCTCTGATTGTTATCAAAGTTATTGAGAATCCCTATTTTAAGGAACTCTTTTATCACTAAACTATGTAGCTCTAAGCTCATCTTTTCTGGTTGATGGAATAAATCTCCACAAAATAAAGCTGGGCAATCATATTTTTTACATAAATCTCCTATAATCGAAAGAACCCTGAAATGATTCAGGGTTCTCGAATTATCTTTATTATGTTTTGACCAATCATTTATATGAAGGTCAGAGAAAGCAATAGCTATAATTTTTTTCATATACCTAAAAACCTATTCATTGTATATTCTCGGTTATCTTTGTTTAACTCTCGGCAAATTAGTACCTTAGTTCTACCATAAGTACTGGATACTTCTCCCATTGTTGCTCCATACTGGAAAGGTTTAGCAAATATATTAATTCTGCCCTTTCCAAGACTTGGTATGGTTATTTCTTCCTTTGATTCAAAACCCCATAGATCCAATATTAAGTACATAATCTTAGTGATCATGATTTGAAAATAATTGCTTGTTATTCTCTTATCATTATCTTCTGTTATCCATGCCCTTAATTGGTATTCCTCCAATGGTAAGAATATAAGGTGACTGCAGTATGTGTTTAACACCATTTTACATAATTCCAAGAAATGTTCCATTTCGCATTGAGGAATATTCTTTGCTTGCTTATACATAAAGTAAGCAGCTAAATCTAAAGGACTTCTATCAGATACCATTTCTGGGAATTGGATATAGGATTTTTTTCTCAAATTTAATATCTGAAAATCTTCCATTTCCTGGACTTTAGCATCCTTCTCTAACATCTGCTGATGAGTTAGTCCAGAATTACCTGGGATTAAGTCTCTGTATGAGCCTGATACAAAGAATAAATCCTGTTTTTTATCAGAAATTCTCTTTGCTTCTGTTGTTTTTCCTATCCCTGAGGGACCTGCAAATAATACTCTCATGATATTCGTTTTTTGTTAAGTTCACTAAAAGGTTCTATGAATTGCTTGGTAAGGAATGAGCTCATAGAATATTCTATAGCTTTATTCCGAAACTTTTCATATTTTATCATAGTACTGGATTTATAATCTTTTATGGGTAGTTTATACAGTTTTACATTCTCTGTAAACCATTTCAGATTTATCAGTTTATTATTCCTCTCTGCAATCTGAACGAAAGAGGTTTGATGGTGATGTTCAAGATAATTGTTCAAAGTACCCCATTCATCTAGGATCTTTCTTGCCTTTACTGGTCCTATACCCGGGATACCTTTAATATCATCTGAAGTATCACCAACCATTGAAAGGTAATCTATAGTTTCCTCAGGAGAATAACCAAATAAATCCCTGCAATTATGTTGATTTACTATCTCATCCTTCCGAGGATTATATATCTTAAGGTTTTTATTTATAAGTTGGTTGAAATCCTTGTCCGAGGATATAATCATTACCCTATTCTTTTCCCGGTATTTAAATACAAGGTAAGCTAAGTAATCATCTCCCTCATAATCATTCATATTATTCTTATCAAAGATATATTTAATTCTTAGCATAGCCAGCATCTTTAAAATAATTGCCTTTTGCTCCTGTAATGAAGAATAATCTATGGCAATATTTTTTCTGTGTTCTTTATAGGTTGGGTTTAATTCCATTCTCAATGATGAACGACCATTATCAAAGGTAACTATTACATCATCAGGATCCCAACGAGTAAGGTACATATGTAAGGATTTAAAAAATCCAAAAATAGCTCCGGAGGGTTTCCCCTCCGTTGATTTAAGCTTTTCAAATTTATGGAATGACTGGTGCAGTATGTTTTCACCATCTATAAGAAGGATTAATTTATTCTTTTTCATAGAAAGCCTCCTTTCCGTAGAAATAATAAATTATCTCATCCAGGTATGTCAATGCCTTTGACCATTGACATAGAATAATATTCATAATCAAATCACAGAATTTTCGATAGTAGTCAGTATTAATTTCTTCTGACTTACTCCTAATAAACCAATCACGAAATTGTACCATATATCTCTGAATAAGTTCCGTTTCCTTGTTTCCATCCCTCAAAAATTGTAGAATGGTAACTCTTTCAGGAATAGTTATAAATATACCCATATCTTTAGCCATAGATATAATATGTTTAGCCTTATTCAGATCACTTACCCCGTTCTTATTAACAAAACGAGAAATATATTTTATTGGCTCTGCCTGAAACCAGTTTAGTTTTAGTTCTTTAAATAAAACTACCGGTTCTATTTCTAATCTCTCGTAGTGATTACCGTTTACCTCTTGTAAATTATTCTTCGTCTTCATCTTCTTCCTCCTCTTCATTATATGATTCATACTCTACTCCATCTACTGGGAAGTAGTTAATATTCATAGATTCAAGTTTCTTTTTAGTTGTTCCAATGGTATTTATATCCGCTTTTCTCAAAAGTTTTCTTCTGAGATCATCATCCTCCTCAAGTAGTTTTTGGAATTTCTCTTCTCCACGAGCAAGGGTTTTACCCTTGAATTTATAAATACCTCCTGAGGATTTTTCGATTATATCATTCTCTACCAATACATCCTCTAATCCGTAACATCGGTCGAAACCAACTTCATGGAATTTAGGGTTGAAATACACTGGGCATTTGCTGATTGTAGGCCGAGGAGGAGCGACCTTATTCTTAATAAGTCTGATGGTGACCAATTTTCCGACTTTTCTTTCTTTACCTTTCGATTTAATCGTAAGCGTTTTTCCAGAGTAGAAAGCAGCTCTGATTGAAGCATAGAATTTGAGAGCAGCACCTCCAGTCGTAGTTGTATTATCTTTTCCGAATCCGACATTTAAAGCAGTTCTTAATTGGTTAATATAAATTTGAGTAACTCCCAGGCGATAGAAGAATTCATTACGAACCCTGAAATATTTGTAAAGAGCCTTTGCCCTACCTCCCATCTCAGCCTTGCCATCTACCAATTTAGAATCTATATTATCTGAGCAATCCATTGCAGCAACTGAATCGATTACTAATAATATGGGTTCATTATGAGTTAATTGGGATCTCAAGTAGAGAGCAATATCTGCAACAGCATCTGCAACATATTCAATCCTTGTATCATTTACTACGGTTACCCTTTCTGGATCTACTCCATTTTCCTTTGCCCATGAGTTCATCCAAGATTGTTCAGCATCTACCCATATAACAGCTCCACCAAGTTGTTGAGTAGCATAAGCAAAGTTATATGCGATAAGTGATTTACCCGAAGATTCCTCTCCAGCTACTTCCAAGATTTTCCCATAAGGGATTCCTCCTCCGAATGTGTAATTGAGAGCAAAGAATGTAGAAGGTAACCATAGACCTGTTTCCGTTGTCTCAGAAGCAAGTTTTATCATATTCCCGTATTTCTTTGCAAGTTCATTCTTAGTTGGGACTTTCAGTCCGATTTTTCCTTTTGCCATAATTTAATCCTTAATAATAATTGAATCTTCACTTATTAGGTCATCGCCCATTTTCAAACTAACAGTAATCTTAGTCCCTACCCTTCTTTCACCATAAGTACATACCTCATCTCCAATTGGTTCAGTAATTATTTCTTTATCTAATTGGATAGATAGGTTATCTAGGATAGAATATATATCATCTTTGTCTAAGTTCATAATACCTTCTAATTTCATAATACCTTAATTTAAATAATTAATATAAAAAGAGGGAATACCCAATTCCTTGAATACTCCCTCGCAAACAACTTAACACCAATAAAAAACAACTTAAAACTAGATATCAGATTTGTATTTTCTCTTTTTCTTCTTATCTTCCTTCATGTAGTGATCTTCCTTGATACCCTTTTTCTTTTTCTTAGGTTTTTCATCTTCCTCCTCTTCGTCTGAAGAATGATCCTCATTTAGGAATTTATCCAATTTCTCCTCCAACTCTTCATAGGTATCGATTTGGCTTCTTACTATACCTTCCAAATCTACTATACCCTGATATTTCTTGTCCAACTTAGTTGGTTTACATTGAGTGGCTGAATAGGTAGTATCAAATTTACCAGATCCGGATCTTTTAATCTTAATATCATACCCATCAATAGGATCCGTCATATCACCAGCCTCATCTTCATCAAGGTATAATTCGATAATATCCTGGTATACCTGTCTTGGTATCAAGATACCTTTATCTTTACCTTCATAATCTACCTTAGTACCTTTTTCATCAGCATAAACGATTCCGCCAATAACATATCTTCTTCTTGGTACTAGAAGTTTTGCCAATTCCTTGTCATCATCATCCTTTGAGTTTTTGAGTTCCTCATATTTTTCCATGAATGGACAAGGTTCTCCAAATGTAGCAGGAGAAATAACTCCTCCAATACCAGGACCAAGGTAAAATTGTATAACTTCGATACCCAATTCCTGATCATCACCTGGGGATTTGATTCTTACTCTCAATGTACCTTCTTTTGGAAATATCAAGCCTTGACCATTTCCCTTAGATTCTAATTGCTTTTTTCTTGCAAGCATCTTCTCTCTGGTTGTTGTACCAGATGAAGATAATTTCTTCTTATCCTTTTTCATAATTACAATTGATTGGGTTCTGAATAAATAATCTCATTCATGGATAATACCGTTATTACTGAGTCATTGATAATATCCTTCAATCCTTGAGTAGGGAATAAATCTGTATCAAATTCCAATTCTTTACCGGCATATAAACCATAGGTAACTACCCTTCCTCTTTGAGATAAAACCTTGTAAGTTTTATACTCATCAGTAATTTCTCCTTGAATAAGTACAACTCCCTTTCTTGGAACTCCCTCTTTTACTTGACCAGGAATAATAAGCCCTGTATTTGTTGAGGTTACATCTTTGGGTGAAATTATCAATACTCTGTTTTCAGTTGGAATACCAGGTATATACTGGGCTAATTCCTCTGCTACTGCCTGTGATACTAAGTTTAATTTATACATATCTTATATTTTTAATATAGGTAAAATTCTATAGTTTAGGTTAAATCTTCCTTAGATTGGCATTTATGGATCTTAATATAGCTTCCCGATTCTCGTAAGCTTTACATAGAGAAATAAACTGGTTAGCTTTATTTAGAGCTTTTAAATACCTTTCATATAAGGATACATATTTGGGATTATTGTTTGCCTTGTGGGTAACATAATCATTTGTCCATCTGTCATTGGAATCCTTGTAAAAAGTCCAAGCTTTAGAAAATGCTTCATCCTTTTCCCTTTCTAGCTTATCCCTTATGCCAATGTATTTATCTCTAATGGCACATAAGACATAATAACTTGATGGTGATTCAGATAATTGAGAATTTATAATGCTTGGATTTATACTCAGTTCTTTGTTCAAATCTATTTCAAGAGTTTTCCCCTGAAATTTTACTTTCAAGTTCTTTATTTGGGTTTTCATATTGGAGTAGGTTTTTAAAATCTTCTTTACTATATTTGCCTTCTTGAATTGCTTTATCTACTTGACCAAAAGCAATATGTTTATACCAAGATAACCAGGGATCCAATCCAAATATTTTTTGGGATTTATATTTTTCTATAATATCCGCAAAAGCCTTAGCTCTTAAATCCGAATTTGGATCTGTTCCTGTTCTATCTAGGATTAATAGGAATATATAAAAATACTGATGTATGGTATCTTCATATACTAAGCTATCTTCCTCTAAATCACCCATACTTTTAAATGCGGATTTCTCTAAATCTTCTATAAGGTATTTAGCTCTTTTAAGAGTTATATGTAACTGATTAAAAAGGTGTTTATCATTACCTTTCATCTCAAGGTTATTCTCTTTTAAAAGATCATTTAGGTGATCTATGGTGAATAATGTACATGATGCCATATAATGGGCTAAACAAGATATCCTATTCACCCGAGTAATAACTTCTTCTTTTGTCTCTGCTGGTTTGTAAAGATGTTTCATAGTTATAAAATTTTGTTTTACATAGAACTGGTTTCTTCTCTTTGGTTACCTTCTCTCTTTAAAATAACATCCTCTTCACAAAAAGGGCATTTTACTGCTAAATCTCGAGAAGGATTTAATATTACAAAAGTATCCTCCTTCTGATATATAAATTCACATTGGCAATTTGGACAAACTTGGTATCTGATCCCAAATACCTTGTCAAAAACCTTGTTAATATCCCCTGGTTTTATAATCTTTCTCATATTCCTTCATTTGTTTGTTGAATCGTTTCTTATAATCTTTTATATCTAAGTGTTTCCATTTCTTTGCTTCTTCCATATATTCCTCTACTGAAAAATCGGGTTCTAGCATTTTATTATAATCATACCCGGGAATAAAAGGAAGTTCTTCAGCCATAGCTCTACCTATACTAAAATCCATTGACATATCAATGTCATCTATACTGAATCCAAAGAATGGTTTAGTTAGGGGATTCCTAAACAAATCCCACATTCGATAAACGGTATATATATTTATATCCTTGGGATCCGTAAAGAAATAAGAAGCATCATGTACAAGGCATACTAAATCCATTAATGGGAATTTACCTTGTCTCATCAACCAAAATAATAGGATTGAACCAAATAAGTTCATATCGGATGCTGCACTTTGGCAAGGAAAATTTAATGCTAGACGTATAGCATAAGCAGCTTCCTCCTTAGTACCATATATTTCTGGTAATCTTCTCTTCCTACCAAATAATGATACCAGGTAACCGGTTTTCCTTAAAACCTTTTCCTGTTTTTCCTTGAATTTCTTTAATTTGGGATGTTGAGAGAAGTATTCGTCCATTTCCTTTTGTGCTTCTTCTTTAGAAACTATAATACCAGCTTTAGGATCTGATAATTTGATTGCTAAAAGATTAGCACCAATCCCATATATCAAACCAAATGCAATTTGCTTAGCTTGTTTTCTTCGATTTTTCCACATCTTATGATCTGGATGAGATTCATCATCATAAGCTTTTAATGCTTCATTATATGGAACTCCATATTTATCTGCAGCAATAGCCAAGTGAGGATCCTGACCTTCTCTAAATGCCCGAAGATATGTTTCATCTCCTGATAGATGAGCCATGATTCTTAACTCAGCTTGTGAAAAGTCCATTGCAAAATAAAGTTTCCCTTTGGGAGCAATGAGTTGTTTCTTTATATTGGGATCTACAGAAGTTTTTGGTACCTGTTGCATATTTGGTTCAGATGAAGATAATCTTCCAGATTCAGTGCCTATGATATTAAATTTACCATGTAAGCAATCATCATCTTGTACTTTATCATGCCAGCCCTGGATATAGGTTGTATACATTTTCTCTAAACCTCTAAGTTCAAGAAGTTTATCCAATAATATTGCTTTTGGAGAATCTGGTTTTTTTACTGTCATTCTTAAAGAAACTAATGTTTCCTCATCTGTACTTGGTTTACCTTTATTTGACCTTTTATTAATTGGGAAATTGAATCCTTCCTCCGAAAATAAAAGTTCTGGTAAATCTACTGGTGAACCAAGATTTAAGGGTCTTATTAATTCCTGTTCCTTTTTAGTTGTGAATTCTCCTGCCTTAATCCTTGATATCTTATTTTCCCTGGATTTTATCTTCTTTGCATCTTTTTCAGGATCTAAATCCTCTATTTCCTGCTCAATCTTAGAAATATAATCATCTATTTTCCTCTGATTATATTGGCGAGTAAATTTCTTAACTCTAGGAAGATCATATATTGCCTGATATGCAGCTTCTATCTTAGGTTTATATTCATCTAACAGTTTCTGATTGAAATTCCTGTCCAATAATAAACCCTGTTTCTCGGCATAAGTTAATACTCTTGAAGCAGTCATTATCAAATTTCTGAAAGTATTATACATACCCAAGTCAATTATCTTCTTTTCAAAAAATAAAGTTAACCGAAGAGTATAATCTGTATCCTGGCATCCATATTGGCATAATTCCTTTAAAGGTTTCTTATCCCAGGGTAATTTATCAAAGGCATCCTGTTTTTCATAATCTCCTTGATCAGGTAAATATCTTCTAACCATATCTTTCAAACCATTTGGACGTTTCTCATTTAAAAGATATTTTGCAAGCATACCGTCAATCAATGTACCTCTGTAATATATACCAAATTTTTCCCAGATCTGGTTATCAAATTTAGCATTCCATGCAACCTTTGTAATATCCTCATCTTCCAATAATTCATGACCTATTTTTAAGATTGCCTTTCTCCAAAGTTTCTTAAATTTCTCAGGTGTTTCAGGATGTTCTGTTGGGATTGAACATCCAAATCCAGGCATGAATGAAATAGATAGTATGGTAGTATGGAATGATTTATTATATAATGGTTGACCTCCCGTTTCCCAGTCATAGCAACAATATTTGGTATATTTGCAAGATGAAATAAGAGTATCTACCTCTTCCATAGATGTAATTATATGATACTTAGTTTTCATATTCTTATAATTAAAAATAGGAGTACCTACTTTCTCAAGCAAGTACTCCTTAGTTAGACAAAATAATTACAAACAAAATTACAAATTACCAACAAAAACATAAAAACTAATTCACTCTTTAATAGCCATTAAATCATCCAGATTTGAACTTAACTTCAACCAATCTTTCTTATAGGCATGTAGTGAATCAATAGTATGATATAAATATCCGGGTAGGATACCAACTTCCTTGGCAATATATTCCATCAATCTCCATGCAAGATATACATCATTACCAAAATGCTGGATAAAATCCGAAGATCTTTGGTGATAGCAAATGTGTAATACTTTCTCTCCCTTTGAATTACAACGAATAAGGAAATCATAGTACATAGAACATGGGATACGTTTAGAACCATCATACCAAAAAGTATCCAATGATTCCTGATCTCCATTAAATATGGGGAGTACCGCTTTTCTCGTATCTTGATCACCCTTTAATAGGTTTATCAAATCCTTGATTACATGATAGATTCGTTCACTGTAAGTATAATCAAATTTACCATCTACCAAAAATTGTTCCCAAAGATCTTTTCTCAATTCCCAGGCTTTTCCCGGGTTAACTGGTCCTGAACTTATTCTTTCTCTAAATTCAGCATCTGCCCAATCTTTACAATTGGTATATGCAAATAACCATTCAGAATCTGGCATACCTGTTAAGCAGTACTGTTGGCAAATAATTTCCTTTGTAACAAAATCTTCATTGCCTTCAATAACTTTGTTCTGATAAGTCTTTGGTCTTACGATTGCTCCATAAGAGTTTAACTCTCTTCCCATCTCTGACATCAAGTCATGGGTGTTTGAATAGATTCTCATTTTGTTTCCTCCTGTTGTTTAAGTTTCTTTAAATATCTTTTCTTATATGCTTTACGTTGAGAATATGAGATACAATTCTCTGGATATTCAATATCTTCATATTCTAATAGAAGTTGTTTAGCATACATGTGACGTGATTCATATAAGTCTTTTCTCAGTACCTTGAATGATCTGAAAAATACCTTGAACGATGAGAATTGTTTTTCATCACCATCCTTGAATTTTTTATATACCTCTAATAACCGGGTTATCCAAGGATGATTTTTATCACAACCCTTTAATACCTTTTTTAACGGTTTATGAGTATGATACATTAGGAGAGTTTCTACATTACCATACATCTGAGTAGCGAATACATTTATCTGTACAGGTTGGTCTGGACCATATACATATTCTGCCATTCTTTGTATGAGTAAGAAATCAAATATTAATCTCTTAGTAATCTCAGAAGCCCTTAATACCATGGTAATTACCGGGATATCTTCCTGAAACCTTTTTGAGAAAGTTGCCGATAAAAGGCATTGCTTACCGTTATCATGGTGATTGTTAAAAAGGTAACTGATATTATAATTCTGATTATACTTTGCTTTCAAGTATCTCAAACGGGATCTGATTAAATCCAGTTTATTGAAGTCAATGTAATTGTTCAAGAGTGTAGTCCATTTCGTCTCGGTATAATTAAAACAATAACCATAATCGAAATTAGGATCTACCCATGCCTTTCGTATTTTTATAAATACATTATATACTACTGCCAATCCTGAATTTGCCAATGCTCCTTTTTCGAAAAGAACGGGATCATATCTAAGGAATGCCTCATTTAATTTTTCCCAAGCCTCCTGAGATGTAGCAAATTCCAATGAATGTATAGTTTCCTCTGTGTTGAGGTCTAGACCATCTAATCTCTTGTTCCAACCAGCCATAACTTATTTAATTTTTATATTTATACCCTTCATTTGATTCCTTGTTCTCCTTATGATCCTACTCATATTAGTAGTTTTATACAAGTTAGTTAACTCCTGGATAGTATATCTTTTGGAATCATATAGTTCTACTATTTCTTTCCTAACTTCAAAAGGTAAAGTGGATTTGAATTGACCCTTTCCTCTACCCTCCCTAATCATTTGTTGAGAATTTTCTTTATAGGTACCCCACTTAAGGTTCTTGTAATGATTATTATATATGTTATTATCTAAGTGCATTACTATGGGTAAATTATTTGGATTAGGTATATAAACTTCTGCTACCAACCTATTTAATCTCTCTCCATGAGATCTACCGTCCTTATATAAAGATACATATAAATAACCCCTAGTTGGATTTATATATGATCTTACTCTTACCCATTTACCTTCTCTAAATTTCCAAAGTCTACCATACTTAGATAGGTAGTACCCAGGATATCTCGGTACATTTTCTTTTTTCATATTCTATAAGAAACGTAAAATAACTTTCCTTATAAATTCCCTAAATGCTGGATGATGAGTTGTCAGCTCTAATAACTCATGTACTATATTACGGGTATCCCCTATAATGAAAGATGCTCCCCCCCTTCTTATCCCGGGCTAATACCATTATATCTATCTCATTATTGGGATTTTCATCATTGTACTTATTCACTTTCTCAAATACTTCCTGCATCATGAGAGTGAGATTATCCTTTTCTCTTCCCTCTTCAATTTTTACTTCTTTTTCCATATCAGTAATTTGTTTGTTGTCTCCATAGATTCAACTGTTGTTTCTTATAAAATAATATGTAATAGGATTCTGGAGTAAATCCGGCAAATGCTAAGAATCCCATATACAGGTAAAAGGATTTTACCAATTCCTCCTGATATTCTAGTTCTTTTGTCATAACGGGAGTTTGTTTCCATATACGACTTTTCAAAAGATTTCTAGCACAGGATAAATGGTATATCACTTCGAATAATAAAGTCTTAAACCATTGTATCCTTGATTCACTTAATTGGTGAAGACCTGGGGTTATAATGGTTTTATCTCCAATAAAGAATCCCTTATCCTCGGAATCGTTAAGCTTAAATTGCATAGATACTCCATGTTCAAATACCTCTTCCCAAGTACTCAATTCCTTGTAGGATAATATATCCTCAGGCCCTATGTTAGAGAATTCGAACAGAGTAAGGAAAAATCCCAATGCATCTGCCTGTTCCTCATTGGCATTCTGAAGATGGTTAAATATTTGTTTCTTTTCCAAATCAGTTATCAGGTTAATATTCCATCCCCTTGAATCCATTATTTCCTTGATACCATAAAGAGATTCCATTCCTTCCGTAAGTTCCTCAATCACATTGCCTATAAAATCTTTCAGGATTCTTTGTTGGCTTGGATTGTTTACATCGAAGGGCCAATCGGGCAATTTCTCAATTTCTTTATACTTCTCAAGTTGTTCTTTATTGTAATCAAATACCTTGAACAACAATTGAACCGGGGTGCATGACTCCGGTTCATTTTTAATATTCCTAATATCCAATGTTTTATGTTTTTAAGGTTCTTCAATTTCAAATCCCTCTCCATCCAAAGCATCAAACTCTTGTTGAGTTAGCAACTGAGGAGTTGATTTATATGTAAAATAGTGGAGGAGTTGAACTAATGGTCCTCCTGCAGGCAAATCAATTACTTGAGTAGTAGGATTAGATACTCCAATTATTAATTCCTTGCTTGGGTCTCCATCTAAAGTTTCGATTGTGAATTGCAAACCCTTATATATTGCCAGTTCCTTAATATTGGCAATCTTAAGAGAACTTTTAGCAGGAGTAAGCTTAATTCTTAATCCTGTTGGGATTAATACTCTAGCATTCTGCCCAATAGTAACCGTTTTAATATGACCATTATCTCTTCGGTCCAAATCAAAGGATACTTTTCCTGCTCCATTGGGATTGAAAATTTTAGTAAACCAGTGATAAGTCTGAGATCCTACTCCCTGATTTATTGCCATGAAATCCTCGAGTACTAAGTCTGTTGGTATATAAATCTGTATACCATCACCTACTCTCATTGGAGATTTAACTGTACGAGTTGTAGTGTACTTGATATGAGAATATTCTATCTTAGCAATTCGTTCCTCATGATCCTGTAGTGTTGGATCTACAGTGTTAGTTCTCCAATTTTCCAATACAGTTACCCTTCCGTTAGTAGCAGCTATATCAGCATCATGTTTAGTTTTAATTTCCTGAACATCTGTATTATGCTTGTTACTCAAATCAGTAACACTGGCATTGGTTTGTTGTAAACCGGATTGCAAGCTTTGGATACTTGCCTGATTGTTGTGTACATTTCCTTCAAGATCCGAAATATCCTGTTCATTATCTTGAACTCTGGATTCTAGTTGATTTAATCTCTGCTCCAATTCGTCTAATGTTGCCATAATATTTATTGTTTATCTGATGAACCAAACCCATTGCTTCCTCTTGTTCCCCAATCATTAGCCAACTCTTCATATTCATTGAAAGAAATTTCCTCTGGTTGAGTAAGGTAAATTGGTACATGAATGAACTGCATTAACTTCTTCCCAGCTTCAATGGTCTCTACTGTTTCTCCGGTATTTATGATACCGATATGTAATTCTCCTGTATATGGTGAATCTATGATCTGAGCAGAATAAATCAATCCTTTCTTAGAGGCTATACCCGATTTGTTTGCTGCTGTAAGCATAGATTCTTTTGGTTCAAGGAGTATCCTAATTCCGGAAGGAATTAATACTCGAGTATGAGGAGCTATATCAAGGGAAGTGATAAATCCATCTTTATACCTGATGCAAATATCTCCATGGTAATCCAATGCCTCCAAATCTGTGGGCATATAAAAATCCAACCCGGCATCCCCATCATTTGCTCGGGTTGGAGAAATTACTTCTCTTACTTTAGTGAATCTTAATCTGTTCATAATTTTATTCCTATTTTGGTTAATACTTCTCCGAATGTTATTTTAGAATTATAGGTTAGAATCCCTAAAGAATTCATTATTAAGGATAAATCCTCTTTCCTTTGCAAAAGGTTTGAAAGTATATCTTCTTGGTATACTATCTGATTAGGGTTATTCATCCTTACCTTTAAATGCTTCCAGAAAAAATGGAGCTTTTCAGTTGGTGTCATTTCTTAAGTTCTAAATAAATTTGTCTTATACGTTTCCTGGGTACTTCGAATTTATTGGTTGCTAAATCAATAATTTCTTTTCTAGACTTCCCTTTTCTTTTCAAAGAACGAATATACTTCTTGATACCGGTAGTATCTTCTAGTACATCCAGATCCTTGTAGGAATTCTTTTCCTCAAGTTGCTTCCGGGTGATATTCAAATCCTGTGACATCTTGAAAGCACAGAGTTCAGAATCTCCACATAGTTTGCATTCCTTAGTTGAGAGATCATATCCCTTTCCAAAACAGGGGTCTCCATTAGTTCCTATATCCTCAATTTTAAAGGGAACTAATGGATCATGATCTGATAATGAAGGTAATTGTTGCTTCTTAGCCATTTTCTCTTATTTTTTTTCGTTATACTTAGTGATTATATCGATGATCAAATTAGATTGATCCTCTAGTTCAATGTAGGAAAATCCCATTTTATGAATAAATAGATCCCGAGTATCAATTAAAACTTGGGGAACATCAGATTCTGAATAAGAATAACATAATAACGTAAAGTCTCCCGCATATACACGAAAATAATATCTCTTGGTAGAGGGAGTAGTTAAATAACTCATAATGGGAGTGATGACAGAAATCGAACTTCCATTAATTACATACTTATTGTTATTATCCATAACACATAATTTAAAGATTTTACGAATGATTTTGTTTATCATACTTCTTTTGGATTTTAAGTTTGTCCTTGGATTCCCGGAATCAGGATTCTATCCTTTTCCTTTTTTCTTAGTAATTATTTTTCCTCCCAGAGTAAAAAGTAATTACTCATAGTCCTTGATAGAATCCTGATAAATCTGTTATCTAACCTTGATGACCTTCAATTTCTGTTCTTTATAATATCTCTCCCGGTGTTTACCATGACGATCTAAATAATTGCCCGGGTAATGGATATCATCCAAATATACCTTAGATTTAGAGGCATGGGTTCTAACCAATCGACCCAAAAACTGAATTGATTTTTCCTGGCTATCCATCGATGCTGCATTAATTAGGCATCTCAGAAGAGGAAAGTTTTTACCTCGAGCAATAATGGTAGTAGATATTAATATATCAATCTTACCTTCTCGGAAATCTTTCAGGATTTTATTTCGAATCTTGGTTTTGGTTTTAACATGAACCCTTTCTATCCTGTAATTCTTAAGTTTTTTGGAAAGATAAGTATAAAGATTTTCTGCATGTTTAATAAACTTGCATACTACGAGAGCAGGAATCCTGCCATAATTTAAATTAAATAATAACCGGTCCTTTACTATTTTCCAAGCAACCTTATTATTGGTAATGGTATCATTATAAATATCCTGATAATCCATAAAAGAACTTTCCCAGTTACCAAAATAGGATTTGGGTTGGATTACTTTTACTATGGTTTTAGTTGAATACCCTTTTTCGATGGATTCAATCAAATGAAATTGAGAAATTATTTCACCAAAGAAGGTTTTAAGATTTAGGTTTTTAACCTTATCCTTTGCTAACTTACTCATATAAATGGTACCAGATAAACCTATTCTTACTCGTGCATTAAAACATCTAGTGATTACATTCTGATACTGTTTACTACCAGCTAAGTCAGCCTCATCAACTAATATCATATCTATGGATGCCAATTCTTTTTGATAATACCTTATATTCCGGGAAAGAGATTGAACCATTCCGATTGAGAAATTGGACCAATTATTAACTTTACCTTGAACAAAGGTTATTTTCTCTCCGGGAAGATATTGCTTAAATTCATCCTTAGCTTGGTTTAACCAATCTGCATCATTAGTTATCAGCAAAGTTTTCAACCCTTTCCTAAAAGAGTAATACAAAGCTGCCATGATTAGGGATTTACCAGCATTTACGGTATAATCTAACACACCAATATGGAAAGGTATTCCTTTCACTGTATGGTGAATTATTGATTCTACAGCCTGGATTTGTTCTGGTCTTAATTTATAATTGCCTATCCGAGTAACAACTTTATTTACCTTCGGAACAGGTTTTCGATTATCAATGATTTTATACTTGGTAAAACCCATTTCCTGAAGATCTTTAACTACAGATTCCAATAATCCAATTTTAAATTGCCCAGTTGCAGTGATGTATTTAATATAACCATCCCATCCTTTCCGGTTTTTAAGGTAAAACCAATTTGGATGCCTTACAGAATACTTCTTATATAATTTCTGAGCATACTTTAGGGGAATGTCCAGTTCGCAGACATTCCCATTTTTAATAATTATACTACTCATCTTGATCTTTTATTTTTGCCCAAAGAGAACCATCTTCCTCTTCAGATTCGTTTAACTTCGTTTTTCCTCGTATCCTAAATAAATACTTGTTATATCTTTCAATAGCCTTATCATCGGATAAATCCCTGATATTTGGTATACCATTACACCAAGCAAGGGATTCGAACTGGGCATCTATGAATTTAAAGTAATCCCAGTCATTGTTATCACATAATTGCTTGAGTTTAAAGAAATGTATTAACTTATCAGCTTTATTATCTCTCTCATATATCCCAGTAGCTTCAGCAATCTGAGAATAAAAGTAATCTTTAATCCTGATTACCAATTCTAACTGAGATCGGGATAATTTGGATAATTCTAGCTGAGCTTCATAATCTTCAGTAATATTCTCTTGCATATTAATTAATCTTTGAACTAGATTCTTTGTATCATTCATACGGGATATGCCTATTTCTACATATTTAATAAATCCTTCCCGAGTTTCTAAATTGAAATCATTACAGAAGGTATTACATATCTCGGCAAGCTTTTTGCAATTAGTCCAGTCCCGGGTATTAGCCTCATTTATTTTCCTAACTCCCCTTTGCCTTAGTTTTACTCGTACAGCATATATTACATCAGCTATTAGATAAGCATCACCTAAATTTGCTAGTAATAAGTTATTAACTTGCTTACGTCTACTTTGTTTAGTTACAACAACAACTCTAGTATTTAGAGACTTTTTCCTTGCCCTAGCAAAGAATTGTTCGGCAATTTGAACAGAGATACCGAGCTCCCTGCATATTGCCTGAAACTCGGTATAACTTACATGGATGCTGGGATCCCTTTTAATCTTTGTACTTCCCTTCCTTGTCATAATAATCTAATATGGTAATTAATAATACAAAAGTTAATATCACCCAGATACCAAATATGGTATAACTTAAAACTGTATTAAAGTATACACAAATACCTAAAACTGAAAGCCATACTCCAATAATAAAAATCACGGCTAGAGTATAACCTAGATTCTTAAGGTAATTGTTCTTTATGTATTTTCTCATTCTCATACCTTCTTTATTTTTCATATTATCTCATTTTTAAGTTTAATTATTTGCTGATAGCTTAAGTATCTTGACTTATAGATGAGATTTAAGACTTTCTTCCTACCTAAATCATTCACATCTAATTCATCCTCAAAATATATTACCTTGACCTTTTTATAATTCACTAATTTAAGGGCAAGATCTAAGGCATATTGCCAAGCATCATGATCCAATAATATAATATACCTTTTACAAGGTGCCTTGATTAATTCATTTAATTGGTACCTTGAAACATGTTTACCCATTGTAGCTATTGCTCTGTCTCCCATAGTAAGAGCATTAATTGCTCCCTCACAGATAAAACAGGAATTATATATTTCTAAAGCATCATGATTATATATAAGGAATTCTTTTCCCAATCCAGTAACATCCTTATCAGGATTATTATATCTAGGACCATTGCCTATAACTAATCTGGCATTATAATACCTAAGATTGCCATGATAAGTAAAAGGGATTATTAGGTATCCAAAGTATTTCCCTTCTGTACAGTACCCGACTCCCTGTTTAGATAATCCTTCAACGGTAAAACCCCTTTTCTCGATATAACTACGCATCGATCTAGCAAGCTGGGATCCTCCCTCACTAATGTTTCTAAATCCTTCCGGAAGGAATATAGGTTTCCTTTCCGATAGTTCAACCTTATCTTCTTTAAAGGTGAGTTCTGTGTATTCTCCATTGTTTAATAATTTAAGTAATTCTGAGTACTCGGTAAAACCTTCTATATCCATTGCCATTTGAATAGGTGATGGATGAGCTCCACATCTAAAGCAATTAGTCCTGAACATAGAAAAGTTTATACCCATTTTATTTTCTCTGTGGCAATATGGGCATACTGGAACTCGGTACCAGCCATGCCTATACTTAAAAACTCCTAACCTTTTAGTAAAATAAGTTAGGAGCTTAGATTTAAATTGGTTTGTTATCATTCTTAAGCCATTTTCTTAATGTAGTTTTGGATATCTCATATCTTTTACAAATTTCTTTTCTACTTAACCCATTCTTAAGATCACTCTTTATATCATCTAAAGGTATAGAATAAATTGGTTGATCTTTACGATTTTGAAGGATTTTACGTATAGTTCTATCTCCGACTTCATATAGATTAGCTTGATTACGTATAAAATCTTTAATATACTTTTTTGGATTCTTTATGGTTTTTATATGATTATCCCAAGCTTTTCTAATTAACTGTTCTTGTTTTAAACTTATTTTACGAGCTGGCTGTCTATCATCATTTGGTACAAAAGCAAAAGATCTTTGTTCCGAAATAGCTTGTTCTAAATTCTCTTTTTGAGTACCCCATTTAAGGTTAGATACATGGTTATTATAAATATTATTATCTAAGTGCATTACTATAGGTAAATTATTAGGATTAGGTATATAAACCATAGCTACTAACCTGTGTATATAAAACCTACCTACTTGTTTTTGATTATGTAAGGTTACGTTTAAATATTTAGGTCTTTTGTGAGATTTTAACAGATTCCAACTACTCCCTAAAACTCTACTACCTCTAATAAATCTGGAATAAACCTTTCCAGATTTAGATATATAATAACCTGGCCATTCTGGTATATTATCATGTTTCATATTAAATATCTCCTGTGTTTTCTTTTTTCTTAGTTTCTTTAATAGCTTTATCTAACTTATCTGAATATATTTCATCGTATTTTTTCCTTTCTTCTACAGTAAATTCTCTTAATCTTTGACGTTCTATATCTACTTTAAAAAGAGCTCTACCTGAAGGAAGACCATCACGTTGAACTACTATCTCGCATCTCTGAATACCATCCTTGTCTTCTTGATCTGTAGCATTTAAACCTAATATACATTGGGCATTACGAACGATTGCAATAGATCCAGATATATCATTCTCATCATATCTGGTAGTTCTGTGTTTCTTACCTTCTCGTGTAATATGATGAGCAGTCCAAACTATGTCAAGATCTAACTCTTCCGATAAATTGGCTATATCTATGTACACATTGCTAATTCTTTCAAAATCATCCTTATCTCGGGCAATGGATGCCAACTTCCCTGCATAATCAATAAATAATACCCGTATATCTATTCCCTGATTTCTAAGTTTAATAATCAAGTCTCGGATATCATTGCAATCAGTAATCATTGCCGGTAATCTTTGAATTACCATTTCTACCCCAAATCGAGCAAGTTTTCTCAGATGTTTAGATTCCAATTTATCAAACTCTCCAGAATATAATTCTTTCTTAGTTTTATTGATAGAGGATTCAATCACACGGTCCATGATTTGATCTTTTCCATTTTCAAGGTCTACATAAAGTATGGATTTTTTCATCCTTAAGTATCCTCTTGCCATATTTACCATGAAGAAAGTTTTTCTTGCCTTAGGTTTATCAAGTATCACATTTACAGAGTGAGCTGGGAATCCTCCTGCATTGGTTAACTGATTCAATTGCCTAAAGGGACAAGGGATAACTGAAGGCTCCGATTGACGAATAAATTGTCTCTCTGATACATCCCTGATAAGGAATATGGGTTCATCATCCTTTTTAGGTTTTGATTTCTGGAGTATCTTCTCAATCTTTCGAGAATATTCTTCGTACTGTTCAAAATTACCCAAATCGAAAGAATCATTTAAGTTCTTCATCTGGATATAAGTAGAGAATTGATAAGTTTTCTCTTGTATAAAATCCCGATCCTTTAAAGGTACAGTATATAAATTATGTACAAGAGAATTAATATTGGGTATGTCATCCTTAGTTACCAAATCCACATATTGCTTGGATTCAAGGAGATCCCGGATTAATTCCTTGAGTACATTCTCTGAAGGAATCCTTTTGTGTATCTTAAAATACTTATGAACACCTTCACATATAATGGAATGTTCAATTAAAACTAAGTAACTGGGTTTAACCCGGGATAATACCAAGCCACCTTCTTTATCTTGAATAATAAACCTAAGGATTTCTAATTGGAAATCTGTGTTAAAAGTAAATTTGATTACTGGTTTCTTCTTTTTCATGATCTTACAACGTTGTTTATTACTTATAGCTATCAATAGAACTATTTGAGTATTAACAATCAGTGGATGAAGAATTATTCCATCATCCAGTACCCAACCGGAGATAATAAAAAATATATAGTATATAATTCAAATAAAATTATTATATTTGCATGATAAACTAATAATTCTTTAAAATGAAAGAGAAAGAAAATCACTATGGGTCCGAACTACATAGGTTAAAACCCATGAAAGATTATGATCCCGATGTATGGGAAAGGATGTATAAAATTTGTAAACCAGTTATTAGGAACTTATCCAGACAGGTAGATGCTAGAAGATGGCAAGTTACACCTGATATAATAAATTCCTATTTCTGGGACAAAATGATATATGTTTTTAATAAATATTATGGTACTTGTTCTGAAGAACACTTGAAAGCAAGGATACTTAGTTCATTATCCGTATATAAAAACCATTTACTTAAGTATGCTTATACTGAACAAGCTGAGTATAATTTATCCTTAGCTAAGTTAGAGGATTTATTTGATGATTCCAAAGAACTTGAGGATACTTCTCCTGAAGAAAAAGCTAAGGATGATATGCTTAAGATGGTATATGAATATATGAAAAAACATCTATCACCTGATGCTTACTTGGTATGGGAAGTATTAATTACTCCTCCTCCCTATATAAGAGAACAAATGGAAATAAGGAAACAAAGTAAAATCACTAATACCCTTCTTATAGATTTCTTTGGTATGCCCGAGAATGTTCCTTCTGCTAAATATATAAGGGAATTACGGGAAGAAATAACCTTCTGGGAAGAACAAGCCAAAAAGGATTTACATTACTAACAAAAGAAAAGGGGATCTTTCCCAAGATCCCCTTCCCGAATTTAACCTTAATCAAACTAAGAATTACGAACAAAATGACTAAACAAATGAAAAATCGCAATCCCTTTTTTCCATATATGTTAACATCTATCATTCTTCATCTACTTTTATAATATATGCCAATACATAGTATGGAGGTCGAATATCAATAGGAGTACTTCCTCCTTGATTTTCTTCTGTATAACCCGTTCTATCATCTTTACCATCTCGTCTATCACCTTCTCCCAAGATATTTCTTTCTCCAATCCAGTCTACGAAATGGATAGATCCTGAACCATCGGATTTAGCTCCTGATGCTCCCATCTTTAGGTTATGTTTATGAGAGGGTATATTATTAGAGCTTAGGGTTACTTGTTTATTACCTCCGGTCTTCCCTATGGTATTATAGTCGGTATCTCCGGCATTCCTACCCACTATGAATTTGCCCAAAAGATTTGGTCTACCTGCATTCCCATCGCAGTATTCCCAACCCTTAGGAGCATCACCCGAACCTGACCACATAGCAATTACTCCAGAAGGTACAGATACTGCAGTAGAAAATTCTTGTCTTATTTTCTTCAGCTCTTGATCGATATAATCCTTAATATTTAGATTGGTACCTTCAGTATCCTGTGATAAAAATCCCTGAGTAGTTTTTTCTATATGAGAAATGGTTTTTTCATACAAGCCTTGATAAGCTGTGTTATATTCCAGGGGAGCAGGGAATATGCTTTGATAAGGTACCAAAGCATAATCTTCATTTGCTCCATTATTAGAAGCATCATTACCTGAACCATAGATTCCGATTAATACCATAGAATCCTTGTTATTCTTGTAATCCGGGCAAGCTCCCTCTACCAATGATAACAGGTATTCGGTGTTCAGTTGGGAATTATCTTTGGGATTATTGTTTATGATATCCCAAGTAATCTGATCCTCTGGTGTAGGGTAATAAGGATTCAGAGATTGTTTGTATAGGGTATAGAATGATTCGGAAGAAGCTGACCAATAGGCAACAAAAGTTACGGGGTTATCTATGGGTTCTTTTACTTCTTGATGTACTGCGAATACAAGTATATCATTATTGGATCCCTTAGAACCTGAAATAGTACCGATGGTCATTTGAACTTCATCTGAAACAAATATATAACCATCCCGGGATATACATCCGAAACATATATCTGGAGCCTCACCATCATCCGAATTCTTGGTAAGATATCGAGAAACAATCCGATTCAGGTTATCGTTATAAAAAGGATTCTTAGAAGAATCAGGTCTAGAATAAAGGGTAAGACTGTTATTAGAGACCCGATGATAACTAAAACCACAAAAAGCTCCTACACCCAAGGGAGCAGCAATAGCCTCACCTGCATCCTTAGATTTGATAATGGATTCGTAATTAAAATAGGTTTTCATCTTTTTTATTGTTTTTAGATTGTTCAGACATACTTTTAAAAGCCTCTCCTAAGGCCTTGAATTTAAAAGTTAATAGATAGAAAAGGATTTTCCATACACTATATCTTTTCTTAATTCCATGTATAGTACATATATGACCATATATGGAATCTATTTCGAAACAGTAACACAAGAGTAATAAGGTAATGGATATTACTTTTGGATCTAACCCATAAGGATCTCCAATAGCTTTACCTGCTACTGCTCCAAATATAATGTAACAAAAATAATCCATACATTTATTCAAAGATCTCCTACCTGCTTTGGATTTACATATTTCCCTTTTTAAGTATTTACTCTCACTTACTCCAAACCAGAAATCGGTAAAGATAAGAATAATTCCCAAGAGAATTGCCCACCTAAGGTCAAATATTAATTGGGTACATTCTGTAATTAGAGTTAATCCCAAACCTTTGGTGATCAACTGAGTACTTTGATTAGTTACTTCCATTTTCTTCTATTTCTACGGTGAATGATGTTCCTTCCGGAATATTTACAGTTACTACTTTTTCTGAGGTATCATTTGCATCCCAGGTTAATGATTCAGGAGATACTGACCAGTCCATAGTTACTGTAAATGTAGCTCTCTTACTTGGATCCGTCCTAGATTCGAAAATATAGGTACCTGGATCTGAAGTAGTAAATTCCCATGGGCTTACCTGACTAAGATCTGATCCTACTAAGTTTATAGTATCATCAAATTCAGTTAAGGGTTTATTACTTGTACAGGTAACTGTACATTTAACTTCTGAATGAGTAGAATCTAATACAGCTGTTTCGGGTTCACATTTTATCTCTACTATCAAGGGATAATCCTTTACTGTTACTACACATTTAGTATCCTCTCTGGATAAATCACCAGCTTCATCTACTCCATAATAAGTATAGGTACCTGCAGATTTTATAGTAATCAGGTCAGTAACATTATCTGAACCCACTAATTCATACTCATCTGAAGTCTCTTGACACCTTATCTTAACAAACTCCCCTGTACTAAATTTATCAGCACTAATTTGGAAAGTACATGAATTATCTCCATTCAATTGGTAGGTAGCCTCTTGGGTAGTAGTTCCCCAACTTTGAGTTTTCCATCCTGAATCTCCAGAATTAGCTGGAATGATATAAAGATTTGGTTCTGTAGGATTTACTGAAGAAGGTGAGATATAGAAGGTTACGAATTTAGTAGTATCTCCCGTTGCTTTAACTGTATAATAACCATCCTCCGTAAAATTATGGGTTACTAAGATTCTGGTACTATTTGCATCAGAAACTATAGTACCAGATAGTGTACCTATTAAACTAGAACTATCCTCTCTACCTGCATATAAATCCAATGTCTTAATCATAACTTCACTATCATCATCCTTAGGAGTTACAATTAAGTACATATCTATATCTATACCTCCTTCTTGAGGTAATCTGAATTCATCACCAGGAACTTCTACAGCATACTCAAAATTGGTATCCTGATATTCTACTCGGAATACACCTTTTACTTGGGTACCGTCCGTCTTAGTACAAGAGAATATATAGGTACCTGGAGATTCGGTTCTAAAGGTAGAATTATTAGTAAATACCCTACTACTACCCTCTAATTGGGCTTGTAAGTTTTCTGTACCATACAAATCTCTTATAGTAATCACTGTAGAAGCTGATGGATTATCTGGAGTTATAACTCCTGAAGATGGATTACATTCTACAGTATATACATTAGATTCTGAAGTGATTACTACCGAAGTTTTCTTTACAGAATAATCCGTTATCTGGAATTCATAGGTACCCGGGGAATTAAACTCATATACATGAGGTGATATATAGGAATTAGAATCTCCAACTCGATTTACCCTTACAGGAGTAGCTTCCCCATTTACATATATATTAGCTGTTACTGTTACTTGTACAGTGGAATTCTCGGGAGTAATCTGAGCACTTACTGGGCTACAAGTTATATTGTAGGATACTATCATTTCCTTAGATCCTACATATAGTTGGGTTACTACTTCCTTATCCTCAACACCTCTAAAGTAATAGGTTCTATCTCCTAATACGGCATTGTATATTTCTCCACTGTTATATTCTTTATATCCCCAATTTGTACCATCAGCCGATACCTGATATTTTAAAGTAGAATTTGGTCTATCACTGGTAACATTTACCAGAATAGGTACTGAGGATATTTGTCCTTTTATTACTGAATTAACTGAAGGATCCAGGAATACTGCCGATATCTGGTAATTATCAGTAACAGTAAAACCATAATCTACAGTGAAGCTTACGTTATAAGGTATATATAAATCAATTATATTCTCAACAGCTTTTCTGAATTGAAGGAAAGCTTCTGTACGAGAAGAATAACTATGACCAGTGATATGGAATACTACCGGTATACATTGTTGACATGAATACTCCTTGTCATAATTATTTATATCATAATGATTATCCTGATCATACCTGGGATTGGTCATAAACCATCCATCATAGTTTTCACCTGTAGTTGGATCATCTACCCTGCAATTAAGTCCATACATTAAAAATAATAATTCGAAGAACTTGGCAGTTCCCCGGATCTTTATCAAGGATAAAGAATATGGTAATAAATGCCTTACCTGGGTCGTGGATAAATTAAGGGGAGGTTGCTTAGGCATTATCCAATGTGAGGATAAATCCTGAAGTTCCTGTTCACTGAGTAAACCATTGTAGTAATTCTTAAATCCCTCCTCGTTAATTATTGCTCCATAAGCAAAAGGAAGTTGTCCAAAGCTTTCCCAGAGATAGTTTAGATATATCTCTGGAGCTTGTTTAATATCGATGATTTCTAGAATGTTTTTTATATCTTCCGTTATATTATCTTGAAAATAACTGCCACAAATTTCTAGGAATCGTTCAAGGATTCCCTTCCCATCTACAATATAAGTATCCTGGTCCTTATATTGATAGGGAAGGAAATTAATTAAGCCTTTTAAATCAATCATAATACTTCGTTTACAGTTAAGTTGAGTTGATTAGCACTAGTAAATATGGGGATATTATAACCTGGATCCTCATAGTCCATATTGGGTTCGGAGATTATGAGAGAATATCTATAACCTTGAGCATAGGTTCCGGTTATACCCAAAGAAAATGTATTACCATGTATGGTATCCCTTACTTGTAATACATTACCTACTGTACCTTCTGCAATAAAACCTCCATATTGGGATCTGAGAGTATACTCCGTACTTGAGGTAAAAGTGATAAAATAAGTTTGGGTACCAATAGCATCCTGTATATCAAAGGAACTTATATTCAGAGATGTATTACCATATAAGGTAGTAGGCCAAGGCTTAATATAAAATTTAGTGATGTATAAGTAATCCACCTGTTCAAGGTTATCGATCAAGGAATAAATATCGGAGATTCTAACATTACCTCCAATCTCTGAAGATTCAGGAGAATACCTATTATATAAAGCCTGTAATACGGATCTTTGTATTTCTGCTGTTTTATAGGACTTCTTACCTGTTACCTCGATGGTTAACATAATATTAACCACTCCAGCAGTTTTTACATTAAGCCAAGTAGTCAATGGGGCTTTTTGTTGAAGGGTAGTTTTTACCATCTTGATTCTTTCAGAATCAGAACCTTGACCCATATAAGGATTGATGTAAATATTTAACTTTCTACCACATTCATATTCGGCTTTAGCTTTAGATACTCCAGGTACTAATTTAGCAAGATTTACAAAATCTTCCTTAGTAATGGCCACTCCCAAAGTTTTTACACTCAAAGGTATATGCTCTTTAAGCATTTGGAATGATTCATAATTTTGACCTCCTGATCCTGCTAGAATATTGTTTACTGTAGCATCAGATATAACTTCAGAAATTTCTGAAGGTACACTGGTAATAGAATTAGGTTCTATATTACCATTCATACCTTTGGTAAGATAAAATCTTACATCAGTTATCTGTTGACCTGATGGAGCTTTCATGCCAAAATTACCATCACCAAATTCAATATAGGGTTCTCCACTCTCATTAATGGATACCATAAAATGTTTATCGGTTGGTTTTGAGTAAGCAAAGGTTTCTACTAATTGCCAAGATTCTCCGGCAATAAATAATTCCATTGAACCATTTTCATAATATTTACCACTTGGTAAAGTACCCAAAGTTATTTGTACGTTATCCCCTGTTGGTATAACTTGACCTATAAGAGTAGAAGTAGTATATAATTCATGTTGAATCAAGGGTACCTTTACAGTTGATACATTAGCATACCATATTACATCTCTGGAAGATAACCAAGTATTACCTGATACATCAGTAAAAGTAGATCCCTGAGGAATAGGTACCTGAGATCCCAGGGAAGCACTAGTAATACTACGGGATAATATAGCATCTACTTGAGAAGCAATAGCTCCTCTTGGATGGTAATCTACCAGATTAGCATGTTTCATTACCGAAGAATATTTACGGGCTGTGGATAAGAAAGCTTCTCTGCCCATATTATCAATATAATAATGTAATACTTCGGCAATAGCAGCAAACAAAGAAAGGATTATAATTAATATATTACCCTCAGAGAAATCTGTGATAAGATTGTTACCATTGGAATCTTTCATTTGAGATAGAGATTCTACTAACTTAGATTTAATCTGTTGATAGGATCTCTGATAAGGTGTTAACCATTTATTAATAATTGCCATAGCTTAACTGTTTATAGAGTTAGTATTATAATCATAGGAAATATTAAGGTACTGACTTGAGCCTATTCCAGCAATTTGATATTGAACTACAATGTCCAGTTTTGAATCACTCTGAGTAATTGAAAAATCTTTTAGAGATAATCTCGGTTCCCATGCTTCAAAAGCATCTTGGATAAATTGTTTTACAATAAATTTTAAAGCTTGAGTATTGGGTTCTTCTATACATTCCCATATCCTTGTACCAAAATTTTCCTGTCTTATTCGTTGACCAATTTGATAATAAAGGATAGAGCTTATATTATTCTCTATCAACTTAGTATCTCCTGTTACAGGATACCAACCAGTTTCTCCATTATCATTTTGAGTAAGCTGTATTGGGAATAACATACCTCTACCGATAGTTAATTCCCTTATATTATCTGTCTTCATTAGTGAATTGCTTTTTTATCTTCATAATCATCCTTATTATAAGTTGAGAAGGGAGTAGATATAGGTACTACAGGTACAGCTGAAGTTCCAGGTCCCGTAGTTACTCCAGAATGGACATGAGTATTAAATTGGTTCCGCAGGTTTTCAAGTTCTTGGATAGTTTGATTTAATTTCTGGGTTAACTGTCGGATATTTATGATACCTCCATTTTCTCCATTATTAAGGATTACTGTATCACCAGAGGTAATCATTACATCACTATCGGAAGATATTAATAATTCCTTGGTGACATGTATAGAAGTAGTTCCATTTATATTCATGGTTAGTTCTCCGCTGTCATCATCAATAACTATGATATTACCATTTGGAGTTACTATCCCCATCTTATTGGGTCCATCCAATGGATAGGGTATTTGTCCTATACCCCAACCATAATATTCCCAAACAGGAAAAGCAGGATCTCCTCTTTCAAAAGTAACCCATACTAAATCCCCAATTTTAGGGTTAAGGAATTTAAATCCTGAATCTATAGAACCATGTTGACCCTTAGGATAAGCCCAAGTTGTTATACCTCCTTGAACTCCTGGTACACATATTTTTAATCGATTCTGATGTAATTCGGTATCATTGTTATCTACCACTATTCCCTTGTATACAGAATAGAATCTTCCTAAAGATTCTATACCTTCATCCACAATTTTAGCTGCAGTTTCATAAGCCATATCACTTACCTTTTAATTTTTTATTCAGTTCATATAATCTCTTACTTATATCCATTATGTCATATTTAACCTTACTTGGAGGTACTATCAGATTCTTGACTTGGATAAGATCTACATTAGATTTAATCAGGTTACCCTGTTCATCTACTACATTACCATGACTTATAACTGTACCTCGAGCAATAGCAATCGGATTATCGGCATTCAGAGTATTATATGCCACCTTGTTAGCAACAAACTTCTTAGATTCTTCATAAGCTGAATCGGAGATAAAATTACCTTCCTTGGTTAAGAATTTAGCATTGAAATATGCTACCTCACTATAAGTAAAATCTAGAGTGATGTCCTTTTCTGGTGGCATTTCGAAAGCTTTCTTTCCCCAATCTGTTTTGGCTTCTACTTTAGAAATATTAGCCACAGTTTCTGTAGGATTAAAGGATATTTTAGTAGTATTTGAACCTGGTTTCTGGATATTCTTAACTAATTCCATTTCACAGATATAACCTTGACCGGCATCCATCTTATGGGATATGCTTTGAATATACCATTGACCTGACCATTTGCTACCTACATTAATTATATTAATAACCTGAGAGGATTGTAGAGAAGGATTACCAACTACTCTCATGTTACAAATTAATACTCTCTCTTTCTTCTTAATGCCTCCATTAGCATTAGCATTTGCTGCCCATACTACTTTATTAAGGCCTCCATATCTGGAGAATAATTCTCCATAGATTTTAACCAAAGGTATCTCCTTGATAGTTTTCCATCTTATTACCCTTACTCTAGTAGGAGGAGGATTTGTTTCTCCGCTGAAATTCTCTTTCCCATATTCCTCAAGAATGGTAATATTTGGATCTGAACTAATCTTGGAATAAGCTCTTCTACAGTTACCCAAAGTCATATTATAATTCAGTTTATCCATTTTACCATACTGTATATTAGAAGCATCCATCTTACTAGATGATCCATAAGTTTTTAAATCAATTACTTCTTCAACAGGAACTAGTTGGGTTTTAGATGAGGTTAATTGTACTTTACAACCCTCCAAAACTTTATTCAATGCTTCTCCATAGGCTTTTGCATCCTTAGTATTCTTCATGTTTTTAATCAGAATCCTCATAGCATTCTGTATATCTGAAGGTTGACCAGACATATTAGTCTCTATCATTGAATTAAGTTCTGGTAGAGTCATGGATGATAGGAATTGGTTTTCAGCATCCCGATAAAGACTCTGTTGTAATTCTGGGTCCCTCAATTCTTTATCCTTACCCTGAATCTTATTTATTTGCCTACTATTCAGGGGAGCAAGGGGACCTTCATTTTTCTTGTAATTAAAACCAGGACTAACAAACCAACCATCTTTCATCCAACCATTAGCCATTCTAGGATTAGCAACATATAAGGCATCTGTATGAACATCAGGGTTAGACATAGGATCCGTTTTCAAGGGTTCTCCCCCCAAGATCTGGGTAACAGGTACATGTACACTCTTAGTAATAGGGTCAATTTCAGGATTTAATTCTACCTTTGAATTCTTGGTAGTATACTGAGTTCTAAAAGTTACGCTTAATACTTCTCCATTCTCTGCCTGATATATATAGGTATGATCTACCCTTTGAGAAAATTTTCTGTTGTGTATATGGATTACTCCATCTATACAATCTACATACCAAGGTCCTCCAGCATAATAACTCATCTTATTCTTAAGCTGGATTAATATATTATTGCCTGATAACCCAAGATCACTGTTTAATAATTCCTTCAGGTCATCTGGCATATCCACCGGAGTAGTACCGCTTGCACTATTAGCATACAGTACTTTACTCACATACTCTTTTTGTAAATCCCCACTGGGTGGCTGGATTTCTTCAAAGACTTTATTTTGTTGATTGCTTAGGATATTTACGTTCATTACTCAAACCTTTCTATGATAATACCAATATCTCCACTATCCATACCTGAATCCAGGTAATCACTAAACTTAACTCCATCAGGACCTGTATAGGTGAAAGGAGGTCTATATCTTAAATCCCCATTAGCATCTATACACTTTAAAGTAATATGCGTACCAGTATCATTAAATTCGGATTCTAAGTCTCTTATTTTTATTACTCTAACAGGAGAACTCATTACTTTACCATTGGGATACCAATAACCCCATTGAAGAAATACTATATTACCCTCCTGTAGTTCTGGGATATCTACGGTATCAGGATTCCCCGTTTCAATTACTAGGGTAGCAAGGTTCTCCTCTTTTTCATCATACTTGAATGTAAAGCTACTTATATACGCTCCAAGAGGGACACCCGTAAGAGGATTCTTAACAGGTGTCCCATCGGAACTAAAAATTGCTAGATATGGAGTAGCAGTACCTTCGAGTAATACATAATCGTTTACCTGCTTTTGATTAGCCATATTTAGTTAGGGATTATTAAAATTAAACCATCATATAATTCATCACTAAAGGGATTAAGGATTTGATTAGCTTCAGCAATTAGGTACCATAAACCTGAATCTCCATAATACCTATAGGCAATATTCTGTAAGGTTTCCCCTTCTTTCAAGGTATGTTTAATTTCATTACCAGTAAAGGAGATAGTAGGTACTACATAATCTAAGGAATAATCTCCTTCTTTATACTTAAAGGCAATAGCATTATCATAAGGACTACTACCAGTATTATAAATATTTAAGTCCATGATCGTGATTGGGGTTCTATTTGTTCTGTCATTGAAATACCTTTAGTTTTCTGTAATTGGTCAGAGGTTACATAATCCTGCCAAGAAGGATTATAATAGGATACTCTTTTGAATACCAATTCCTGAGTAGCACGAGAAGGATATAACCCGTGACCCCGGGCTAACATAGGATCACTTCTTCTATCCAATGATGAATTACGAAAATCCATTAAAGAATAGGTAGCAGAAAATAGGATATATTTGTGATTAGCAAACATATCCGAAGATCCCCACTGAATATAAAGTATTGGTGGGCTAGATTTAAAACCATTACCCTTAGTCCAAGATTCTAATAACCTACACTTAAATAAAACTTCTCCATCATTATTTGGGTCATTACAGTACCAAGATACGTTGAATTGAATAATGTCTTCGGCAGAAGTATAATGATACATGGGAAGATTTCTACCCATTGATTTAATGGTTGCCCATGTAGTTTCTCCCCTAAAATCAATTTGATTTGGTCTATTCTGTAATTCAATGTACTGGTAAGGAGAAGCATTCAGGTTATAAATAATTACCTTATTCCTTAGAGTATTACCGTTTACAGGATCATATAATTGGTTTTTTTGATAATCGACCAACTGTTGTTTAATGATGGGATTACCTCCTTTAGCAGGATCTGGAGGAGTGAAACTTACATTCAAGCCTCCAAATTTAGATTGTAATTTATCTATGGTATTCCCTATAACTCCCGGTAAATTACTGGATATATTGTTAGGATCCTTAGGCAAAGGAGATTTAGCTCGATTGATAAGGATCTTAGCTCTCCATAGTTTATTTAAGGGCCCCTGAGTAGCTGGAGATATAGTAGTAGTGATTTTATTTATGGAGTTGTTTATTTTACCAGCTACCTTGTTTACGATTGTTGCCATAATTAAAATCCATATTGAAAGTTAGTAAATTCTCCAGAATTATTGGATGTGTCTCCGTAGTTAACACCATCTACTGTTACATTTACGTTAGTTTTATTGAAACCTTCCTTGATTGCCTGTACGATGGCTTTTTGGAATATTTCAATATTATCCTTCTTGATTTGATCAGGAGTTTTTCTATTCTGGGATTCAGTATTTTCATCCACTGAGCTGGTTAATGATTGTAAGGCTTCTACTACCAAGGGTAAGAAGAAAGCAATAGCTATTCCCCAAGGGCCCCCAACAAATCTACCGGCTTTCCCAACCAAAGCTCCCAAAGCACCAAGAATACCTTTCCTTGCAACAGTACCTCCAGCAGGAGGAACAGTACCACTTCCTCCACCGGAAGCTCCACCAAATAATCCCATGAGTAAAGCCATATCTATAGGATCTGGGGTAGTAAATTTCTTACCTCCAAATCCAGGTACATATGTACCCTTACGGGCATTAATTACCTGTCCAGCAGAATTAAACCTTAAACCTTGTGCTCTCATCATGAGGATGGCAGTTAACTCTAGCTTTTTATTTATTGCTATGAGTTGAGCTTCTAAAACCTTGAATAATATAACTGTAGAATTAACCGTACTTTTTACAGCAGTCATACCAGCTTCCATCTTTGCTGGGAAAGTAACGATAGTTCTTACCAAATTTCTCATCATTCGAAATCCAGTAACTATCATACCAACTACTGTAAAACTAGCAGCAAGTCTTAATCCGAAACTACCAGCCCAGGTTTTACCCAAATCAGTAATAAATTGAACTATCTCAGTAGCACCTTTGATAAAGGGAGCAAAGAATTCACCCCAAGCTTGACCTGCTACTACTACCAAGTTTTCCAAAGAAGATTCCCATTGTTCAATTATACCTCTTGGAGTATTCTGATATTCTTCGTTTACCCTATTTACTACTCCTTTATTCCCAGAATATTTTCCAAGTATTTGTCCCATTTTATCTCTACCTGCAGCCATATCTTCAAGGATAGGGATAATACCTCTCATACCTCGAACTCCAAAGATATTATAAAAAGCTTGGGTTCTAGTCTTTGAATCTAGCTTGGTATATATTGGTAAAAACTTCTGGAATATTTCGTACAAGGATATAAGGTTACCCTGAGCATCATAAAAATCTTCAGAACTTAAACCTAACTGAGTTAACCATTTATGACCTAATTCCTTTTGGCCAGAAGCAGATAATTGCAGGTATCTAATCATATTACCAAGAGAAGTACCAGCCATAGAAGCTTGGATACCCATATCCCCCAATACACCAGCTGCTGCAGCTACCTGTTCTATATTCTGATTTGCAGCTGCCATATCTGCTCCAGAATATCTTACAGTAGCCATCAAATCTTCCATTGATATATTGGCATTAGTTACTGCTGTATAGAGAGCATCTGCCATATCGGTAGAACTGGAGAAGGGGACTTGGAACATAGACATGATATTAGTAAACATATCTGCCAAACCTCCTTTACCTCCAGGATCTATACCCAATATAGTGGCTAACTTAGAAATAGGTGAAATCATTTTCTCTATGGCATCAGCTTTATTACCTGCCATTGCCAAATATCTTTCTGCTGAAGCTACCTGCATTGCAGTCAAGGGAGTTATCTCATTGACTTCCATAGCAGTGTTCATCAATCGATTACTTTCAGCAGCAGAAGCTCCGGCAATTTTACTAGCCATCCATATTTCATTATGAACTCCGGAAGCATATTTATAGGCTGAGTACATGGAGTTTATTACTTGCATACCCATATCCAACATATCCCCTCCGGCCATCTGAAAACCTCTTTGATATTGACTGAGGTCATTCATCATAGTTTTAAAGGATTGGGATATCTTACCAGATTGTGAAGTAAATTGGTCCCTAAGTACCATGGATACCCCAACCTCAACTATATTTTTACTTCCAAAACTCATATCATTTCTGTTTTAAAGCTTTCTTTCTTTCTTCATAATATTGGTCGGTTATCTTTAAAAACCTTTGCCTACTCCGATACGGAAGACGTAAAAAGCTGGGATAATCCATGTGTATCCCAGCCATGCTTATATAAGCGAAATCATCTTCATTCCTTACGCCTCCGCAAGGAAGAAAAAAGTTGGAGCAGTCATTATATTATATCGGAGTGTTTCTCCAGTATCAGGATTAATTATATCCGTTTCTGCCTTGAACTGAGGATCATAAGTAGCCACCAGTTTTCTTATTTCTACCATATCCTTTACTGAGAATAAATGGAAGCTTTCCACTTTTTCCCATTTACCATCAACCTCTAATTGAAGATTCCTGGCCGTAAGTAAAGAATTACGAGTTTGTTTATCCAGGGGTAATTTAAAGATCTGTTTTTCTCCACCTACAGTAAGTAAACTAAACATGATATTCTTCCCTGAAGCTAGAGTGTGTTCAAAGGTAACCTGAGATCTCATAGGATAATAAGGAATGGCATCAGGTTTAGAATCTAATTCCTCCTCTGTTGGTTCTTGGTTATAATCGAAAAGGAATTCATTTAAATCTTGTTCATATTCTACCTTGTTTGTTTTCCCAGTTACAGGATTTTTCCATTCATAACTAAATTCCAGGATTTCACCTAAAGAGAAGATTCGTGATTGAATAAGTATGCAATATCTATCGTTAAGAGGCATATTTAATACATCCTCTAGAGTTAATTTTCCATTTGCTGTAAAATTAGTTTTTACTACGATAGCAGCAATAAACTTTGAAAGATTAGTTAAATCCACCATATCCCGAGGATTAGATAGAATATCCTCATCATTACCATTCTGTTCCCGAATGGTATATTCGAACCCAGCTGGGGTTACGAAAGTAAAAGTTCTTAATTCCATATCTACTACAATTTTTAGTTATAAAACAAAAGAAGAGGTAAGAACCTTTCGGAATCTTCCCTCTTCCAAACCTTAAAACCCAAAAGAATGATTTTAATATTTATCGTATGTACCCACTGAAAACTCGATGCTTTCTATAGTATTATCTGAAGACATACGGTCTAAGGTAAATCCATTTACCTTACAAGGCCACATTTCTTCAAATAGGTGTACATTTAATACAGATACTCCATCTTCGGCTAGTTCATTTACTACTGCTGTTTCCCAATATTCTGAAGGAACTAGTCCTCCTCCTTGGATCATATCCTGGCAAGCAAATAACCAATCATGAAGCCAAGTATCGGATCCAGAAGTAGTCATTAGCTTTTCTACTGTAAGATTAGTTACGGATACTCTACCTGCAGTCTTAACATCCCGGTTAATATCTCCATGAGCAACCTGTTCTATCTCAATGTCTGGTAAAGTACATTTCTGAAATAGATAAGTATTAATGGGGTGTTTAGGGAAGGTAATAGACCAGAGAAATACCTTTCTAGGGTTTTTAACTTTTGCTCCCATATTACTTTGTTTTTAAATTATTCATCCAATGAAACTGAAATATCTTTAGAGGCTTGGTCGATTACTATTTGCATAGTAACTTCCTGCATAGGTACTACATCCTTGAATTTCAGGATAGCTTTATATTTACCCTGACGAGCATCTGCTTCATTGTTTACAGATAATGAAGCCCAAGAAGTTGCCTCTTGGTCACCCATCCATTCCCAATCGGTAATTGCCGAATCATCCTGAAGAGCGTCCAATATGGGTTTAACTTCCAGATAGATGTTTTTCCAAGTAGTCCAAATATTCGGTTCCTCAATGTATTTATTCATGATTGGCCGGATACTCTTCTTCAGGTAAAGACATAATCTTACGATTGCTAAAAATCTCCAAGAATCCTGTTTTACCTGAGAACTGAAACAATGCCAAAGCATAGTTTGTTTACCACTGCTGGATGTATCCTTGATTACAATCATATTGGCATATCCCTGGGCTAATTCGTTTAACTCTGCATAACGAGAAGGAGCTCCATAGTTGGGGCATACAGGGCCATATCCATCATAAATAACTCCTCGATTCATACCAGCAAAGCTTCGATATACACCAGCAGAAGTTGCAGAAGCATCACCCAATCCCATGATAGTACCAATTACATCTGAACCTTGAAGAATACCATTGTTATTATAATACTTAATACCTCCGGCAAAATAAGCAACCCACTTAGAATTACCAATAGTACCAAGACAGGTATTAATCCAACTAACAATCTCATCATATTCTCTTGGAGTAGTACCTTGAGTATAATGGGTAGTATATTTGGGTACCTCAATATAATAGGTAGTTTCCTCTAACTCATTTACCATCTGAGCTGCAGCCTTATGTACTTCCAATACATCTGTGTCAGTAAGCAAATGCTGAGAAATATGTGAACATGATAACTGATAGACATCTTCCAGATAATCCTTTGTATATTCCAAGGCAGCAATCCAATCATCCTTAGTAGGCTCTGCTCCAGGATTACCATTAATACCTTCATATCTAACTTCAGTAGCAGTAGGCTCTTCTCCAAAGATCTCAATTGTTAACTCGGAAGTTCCTCCATCCACTGTTTCTGATAACCAAGTAATAATATTATCAAATGATTGAGGAGGATTTGTTGCATCGAAATTAGATCTAGCTTTCAGATCATCACCTGGAACAAAAACTAAATCCAAGTATTGGGAATTCTTAGAGAAGTTGGATAAAGCCAAATAATCTACTACGGTATTATTAATACCATCGGCATTTTTCCAAGTAATTAATGGACCTTGTTCTACTAACTGGATTGACTTAGGATCAGTAGACTTATCCAGGGCATAGAGTTTATAATACAAGGTATTGGCTTTTTTATAGAATCCCATGGCAAAAAACCCTATACCTATAGTACCAATTGGATCTCCGTATCCCTTAGTTACAAAGGCTAATCCACAATCAACTCCCTGATAACTAAAGGTAATGGCATTGCTTAAAGCTGGAACCACAGATTCAGATTCTACTTCCTCTACACTATCCAATTTAGTACCATAAAGATAACCCTTCTCAGCACCTTCTCCCAAAACTCTTACTATTCTTAATTTAGAGCCACCATTAAGGGCTTTCTCAATATTAGAGGCCGAACCATCAGGAACAATTTCTTCCCCAAACACCCTCTGAAATTGAGAATAGGTATAAATAATTTCTGATGGGTCGTTAGGGTTACCCTTAGTAGTTCTAGCCAATAACATAGATACTCCCATTTCAGGAGTAGTTTGTAATACATTGTTGTTTACAAGAAAATCAACATGAGGTGAAACTGGCATAATTATTTAACATTTAAGTGTAACATTTCATTTTCTTTATTTTCGTAGGTACCTATAAGAACGGATATATCCGTAATTGGTGATATAATTCCATCTTCTACTTCCTTGTCTGGGAGTATACCATCCTTTACGGTATATTGATAAACCTTTTCTAATAATCCATGAGATACGTCTGGGTTATCGAAATAATTTCCGATTTCGATAAATAAATTCCCAGTAGGAGATAATCTTCCGTTATCCCATTCTTCCAGGTCATTAAAATAAGGTTTTATATATCCTCTTACTGGTAAAGCTTCGTGTAGAATCCTGTGAAGGATTCTCATATCGGTTTGGGTATTAGCAACTAGATGGATATCTAGAGTTATATCTTTAGTTTCAAAAGGAAACTCAGATGCTTGATATATACCGCTTTCTAGCTGATCCCCAATTATATATTTATCCACTCCGATATCGCCTGGATAATAGGCGGTTGACTCTATTGTGATCCGAGGTGTATCTTTTGGGCCCCTTACATGGTTATTACCTACCCCAAAAATAGGTATGAATTTATCCAAAGCATCCTTATCTTGGAGATACCTTTTTTCATTTTCGCTTGAAAGAGGAAGATAATCCTCAGGATTTAAAGTCGTATTCATCTTTAAAGCTACCGATAAAAGGGATATGTAAAAGGTTCTTTCTACTATTTCTTGTGAATTTACCATATATCTTAACGATTTAAGAACTTTATTACTATAGCATTTGTAGTAGTATCAAGTTTGGATACATCTACTCCTATCTTCTTAGCTATATCACTTAATGAATCCTGAAATTCTATGTTAAAGGGTATACCATTACCACTACCAACCATTAAACTTACAGGGAATTGATCCGGGAGTATCTGGGTATCTCCAATAACCTCAATCTTAGAATTAGTAGAAGTGAAATAATGAGTAGCTTGATAGGATTCGGTATTGGCCAAAGTTAATATGCCCTGGAGGAAATCCCTTATAACTGAAGTATTTGATAACACTATTCCATAATTAGCTCCAGATAATACTTGTCCTCTATTAGAGTTATTAGTAGAAATCTTAAAATAGATTTCTTCTCCTGGATTTAATCCATACACTCTACCGGTATTCTCAGCATTATTTCTTCTTTCTCGGAATACTATTTTGATTCTCCAATCATTGCCATTTCCTGTACCCAAGTCAAATACACTGCCTTTATTAAATCCATCAGAACCATCACTAACCCATAAGTTAATATTCCCATAACCTTCTCGACTGGTATCAGAATTTTTAATGGTATATATACACATATACCAATCTATCTTATCTTCTTTAACAGCTTGGTTAAGGTTGATATCTATATACAGAGATTCTTGAGGAGTACTTTGAGTCTCAGGATATATGGTTAAAACCCTAAGTCTCGGAGTCTCAGTATTATTAGCCTGATAAGTTAATCGTAATATACCTTCTCCTGTTACAGGATCCTGGCTTACTACTTGATATGATGTTAACCAAGGTATTTCCCCTCCCTGTATCTGTATAGCTAATCCAATAGCTTCAGTTTGTAATACCTGATCGTCATTATCCGGATCTACTAACCTATTTACACAGGTGAAAGGTATATTGGTGGATCCTCCGTTGGGATTTAGATCAAAACTATTATTAGCTTGAAGGAGAGCTTTCCACATAGCATTGGTATGGGTTTGAGTTAGTGATACAGTTTTGGTTTTATCTCCAACTGTAATTTTTAATGTAGCCTTATAATCACCTTCACTCAGATTAATATCTGTAGGTTTTACTTTTAATTCTGTAGTACCTGATCCCTGTGTCGGGGTAACACTAAAATTTGGCATTTCTTATTCCTCCTTTTCCTATTACTCTTTGTATTTCTTTACGTACATTTTTAATTATGGTATCACGTAATACTCTTTTACCTCCTACGGAATCCCAAGCAGGTCTCCATAAAGGTCTTGGAGGTATTTTCATATCATCGGTACCATACTCTAATATTACTGCAACCTGGTTTAAAGTAAGTTTTCCAGTAGAAATTCCACCTTGTTTCCTATTACCAGGTTTGGATTTCTTTACATTATTGGGTAATCCTACATAAATATTATTATTGAATTTATTCTTAAATATACCTACAGATCTCATATACTGACCTGTAAGATTTAATAAGGAATGTGGACCATACCTTTTTATGGTATGAATTGAATGAGGAGGCCAACTTACTCCAGAATGGGGAGGAGGCATACCTCTAGATAGGGACCTTCTTACAACTCTAAGAAGTTGATTAGCAAATTCATTGCAACCATTCTCATAACCTTTAGTCATGATACTTGGTACACTTTTTATTAATCTTCTGGCTTTCTCCTGATCTCTTGGGTCTACATATATCTGAAGTTCTCCAACAGGTAATCTTATGTGTCTATTTATACTCATATTCTTATACTTTTGGTGTAACAACGAAAAAGGGGATATGCTTCCCGAAGGAAACGTATCCCCACAGTACAATAATATAATCAACCCTTGTTTATATATTATTAGAACAGTATTGAGTTTTACAAGGAATCCCCTAAGAACATGAAAACAGTTCTTCTCCACTCATTACCTTTTAATGATTTAGAGATTATTAAATAAATAACAAGTGAAACTGTAAGTTTCTATTACCTAAACTGATCTTATCAAATTCAGTATATTCATAACTAGATCCCTCTAAAGATACAGATCCTGACATCAAAGAAGTGAAATTCAAATCGTATACTTTACTTGGTCTACTTTCTGATGTACACTGAAGTTCATATATCCCACTCCCAACCAAGGTAGTTGGGTTAAAAGATAGTAGATAAGAGGATTTTGGATTAACCGTAAATTCTGAACTTACCGGTGATCCTCCTCCCAATACCTTAAAATTATAAGATTGTTGCTGAGAATTAAATACCCATAACCAAGATTGACTAGAGGGTGATGCAGTTAAACCACTAATAACCCCTGAATTTACCCACCCAGTAAGACTTGCATTAGATGTTACGTCTGTTACCTGATCTAAAAGAATTTCTCCAAGATTAAACTGAGTAAGTCTTTCCTTAATAGTTTCTAATTTTTCTTTAAGTGTCATAGGCTTATTCAGTTAAGGTTAAAATTTCATCAGCTAAGGCATTTACTCCCTGAAGTTCCGATTCCAATGTGGATAATCTAGATAATATATCTGGATCTGTTACCTTAGTGGGAAGGTCCCTATACTCACCAGCATCAGATAAATATTTATTCCCAGAACCTCCATATTTTAATATAAGTGGCATCATACCCATTGGAGTAGCTGTTTTTTCGCTTAAATTTAAACCTAAGGTTAGAATCGTAATTTGGAATTCTCCCTGAGTATCCATGCCCTGAATGACAAGGTATACCCTATACAGGTTATCTACTTTTTTCCAATTAACTGGTATCACTGTTTTATCATCACCCTCGGTTAATTCCAAACAGATTAATTTACCAGAAGTAAAAGCATCAGTTAAGGGTTGGATATAATTATCAGGTATCCCAGATTTCGTCCATTCCGTGAATGGGAATGAAACCATAGGATAACTCAGAGAAGTATACTTACCATTATCATTCAGGTACTTAGTACCATCACCATTCATAGAAAAATTAAGTTGCTTATCAAAATTGGTATTAATTGAACTACTTTTTTGAGATTGATTGCAAATCAATTGTATACCTGATTCATTAGCTATTATAGCGCTAGTTAATGAACCGAGAAAAGGTACTCCATCCGATATTTGAACCATATTAGTTGATGCCTGCATACCTAATGAAGTATTAGGAGAATATACTATAAACAGGGCCTCTTTACTTGAACCACTGGAAGCCCATGAAAGACAGCATAATGCTGTATTCATAAACCTTAATCCCTGGACTAAACCCATAGGAGAAATAGGTCCTTCATAGAAATTTATTGATTGTGATTGGGTAGACCAAGTTACAGAATCTACAAAAGCTTGCCATGAGGGAAGAACTTCACCTGTAGGATCTTCGGGACTATTTAGAATATCCTTGATTAAGTTTTTATGGGTCTCTGGGAGGTCTTCAGAAGAGATAAGACCACTCTTGCTTCCATTTTTAATGCCAAAAATATAGGTATCTCCAGTATCTGTACACTGATATATACCATTACTATGAGCCTCAGCATCATAAGATGCTGCAGGCCCTTTATTGAAATCTACTAACATGTTCTACAATTTAAGTTTATAAAGAAGGAATTGTCATCCAAAAATCTAACATGTAATTCATAATACCGCTGAATTCTGAATCATCAAACTTGATCTTATCCATCTTATGAGGTACTGATTCTTCTGGTAAATACTGAGGAATAGTAAAAGAACCAGTATAGGGGAGTGTTTCAAGATTATAGAACCAAGGAGTAGTAAAATGTATCCCTTGATTATCCTGAGAAGAATTCCACTGGCCCCATAAGATAGGAGTTTCGTTATCTGGGATTTTGGATCCCAGATAGATGAACTGGGTGAGATCGTTGGATTGTACTAATCGGGTTTCTATATTAGAGCTAAAATAGGTTTTTGTTTCCTCATTCCATTCATAATACCCCAAACTTTGAAAATCCTTATCCATTACCAGGATATTATCTACAGTTAGATATTCGTTATTAGTTTTAGGACCAGATACTTGGAATTTTCCTCTAGTGTATCTAGAGGGTGGAAGGATAGAAATGGTAAGTAACTTACCTTTAGGTTTTCCATGACTCCTTATAGAAAAATCCCCAGTACTGGTGTATAGCAGGGGGATTTACTTCCCCTGCTATAAGTATTTTTTAAAATTTGTTTCATAGCAATCAATTTTATGTCAACTTGCCATCAAAGGGATACGCATATTCTTTACCATCCCCTTCTACATGCAATTCTGGGATATCAAAATATGGATATATAACTATACGAGGATTTTCATCCAAAGAAACTGAACCATCCATACCTCTGGGACCAAACCCCATATCTGAGATATTATAAGCTAATTCCTTATCAAGGTCAAATCTCAATCTATCACAAGTTGATTCCTGTTCATTCAATTTCAGTAATAAAGTATAACCATCTTCCATAGTAGATGGACTTCCACAATCAATTGAAACGATAGATTGTACCGGGATTTCGAAATCATAGTTAAAGGATCCATCTATCCATGGAGTGTACCCACACCAATGAGGCTGAGTATCATCATCTGAATCTATGATTTCAGATCTCAGGGTAACTGATTGAAGATTTCCCTTAGTATCCTTATAGTTAACAATCATATCTCTCTCCTTGTTAAGAGAGTATAAGTGATTCTGTGTTACAGCATCACCAAAATAGATATACCCATACCTTGCCCATTCATGCCTAGATGAGGAAGGATTCATGATGGCTAGCCAACGGTTATTTGTTTTACCTACATTAGTTACTTGTTCTGGAGATACATCAGAGCGGGGGAAGAGATCCCCCCCTCCAACTTTGTTATACCTATTCTTGGTAAAATGTCTCATTATTCTACAGTTTTAAGTGTTAGAGCATCCTCAATTTCCTTAAGCTTAGCATCCAGAGCCAGAAGGGCATCGCAGAGATTATCCACTGAATTCATGTAGTTACTAGTTTGGAAACTCTCGGGCACTTTGAAAGTATCAGTAAGTCCTACACCATTCTTCAAATTATTAATGGCACTGGAAACTACTTCCTCATTATCCAAGATAGACTTATGCAATTTTCCTGTTGCAACTTCCAAGGTATCACCGGCAGCTGGTTCGAGAGCTTCGTTTTCAAGTTCTGAAGGAGCATAAGCTTCTGACAACTGGATTTGAGTTGCTTTTGTGGGTACCTCAATTGCCTGGTAAGTACCATCATCAGATAAGTACTTAGTACCATCCCCGTTTTTCTGAAATGTGACAGAATTAGATGATCCGGTAAATGATTTATCAGAAGAAATAGTAAACTGAACATGAGTTAGATAAGTTCCAGTTGAATCAATACTGATACGGGAATTAGTTAATTCAATAGAATTAACTTCAGAGTGTACTATTTTTTCAAAAAGTGCATAAACCCGTTCTACTTCCTGAGGTTCTCCTCCACCTAATCCAGCATCCCCTTTCTCTACAGATGTAAATACTACTAATTTTACATTTTCATTGGCAATCTTATTATACAAAGACTCGTCTAAAGTACCTTCTTCCAACACCATTTTGGAAGTTTCTTCAGGAGTAAGTACCAAGATACCCAAACCTTTCAGGGATTCCAAACTAGCCTTATCAGCTTTAGAGAAGATACCATCAGCCTCATTAGTTGCCAAAGGCAAAGAAATCAAACCTCCTGTTGGAGTAAGAGCCGGATCATTATCTCCAACTTTAACTTGAGTTACGACATTATCAGGAATAGATATAGGCTTATAGGTACCATCATCGAATAAAGCCTTAGAACCATCACCTGACTTCTGGATAGTTGCGTTAACCCCTTTCTTCGAGGCTATTTTATCAGAATTAATATCAAATTCACCAGTACTTAATAGAATATTCTCATCATCATCACCACTAAGTCCACCCTGAGACAATAAGATACTTCCATCTGAGTTAACAACAGTAAAAATAGAAGTATTTTTAGCAACAGTATTATCGGCTGAGATAACAAGTTTTACACCATCAGCATTCAGTTTATTGTAAAGATCTTCACTCAACGGCGTTTCTCCATTGCTATTATAAATTTCTTGGAGCTCAGTACCTGACAATATTACAATACCCAAACTCTTCAAGTAATCATAATCAGCCTTAGTGATCAAACCTTGTTGAGCCGCAGAACCTTCATCGAAAACAGGTACATTAAGGGTTAGTGCAGTTCCATCTTTGGTATATTGATTATTACCTGAATTTTTGGTATAGGTATCGAAAGAAAACTGTAAATTATGTTCCGATACTGTTCCCTGATTATTAGTTAAGTATAACAGTTTTTCAGGAAGAGAGTTCAAGGCATCTCTATTTTCCTTACCCTTAGCACCATCATAGGCAGTACCGGTAACTTCTCCAATAGTGATTGATTCGGAGATTTCCGTCATCTCAGCACCATCCCAACGATAAAGGATATTGGTTCTTCCTGTATCACCGGCAGCATCTGAATTACGGAAATTGTAAATCACATTTGCACTTGGATCTATGGTAGTCCAGTTCGAAGTATCCGTAGAATATTCGTTAATCTTTTTGTTATCGGTAGTATATACCTTCCAACCATCAGCAACGGAATCAGAAGGCAAAGTAGAAGAAGTAGCTACGGCATCAATCCCCATTACCTCAGCTTGCATACCTTCCACTAAACTAGAATCTAGTTTACCATTCTCATTTAATCCAGCAATTCCATTAGCTTTATTCTTAAGGCTGTTAATTACAGAATTGATAAGGTTTTCTGGGTTAGATAGCTTCTGCCAAAGTTCATCCGATATACCCTGTTGCAGAACACCATAGAAATATACATCTTTGGTATCTGTACAAGCATAAATGTAATTAGAATAACTACCAGTATTAGATCGGTAATCTTCTGAAGTTCCAAGTTTAAAATTTACTAACATACTAAGATTATTTAAGAGTTAAAGCATTAATTAATTCTTGTATTTTTGTTTCCAGAGTTCCAACCTTAGATTCCAATGTTTGAATACGATTGGTAAGAGCAGCAACCTCATCTTCATGCTGTTGCTTGAGTGTATTAATTTGATCCTGTAATTGAGAATCCCCATTCTGACGATTAGTGATTTCTTGAGCCAATCCACTAACTGTATTATCCAGATTAGTTTTATCGGTAGAAGTCATCAAACCGGCAGTTGCATTTGTAGCAGCAGGTAATGTTACAGGGTTATTTCCCGAAGAACCATATTTACCATCAGCCCCCTTAGTTACAAAAGTATGACCGATAGTAATGCTACTTACACCTAAACTAGTGATGGATTCTCCAGTTCGTATTTCTGAAGGTAAGGTATCTAATTGGTCCTGGAGTTTCTTATCTCCTTCGATTCTTGCCTGTTCTTCATCATCCAGGATACCATCCAAAGAACCTTTTACTTCCTCAATAGCAGCCTTTCTATCTTGGATCTCCTGGTCAATCTTCTGGTCAAGGATTTGATCTTGGGCTGTACGATTATTAGTTTCAGTTACTAAATCCTGAGCTACCTTATCAATATTGGATTGTAATGTAGAATCAGCATTCTTACGATCACTGATTTCAGATTCCAACTTAATTTGAAGCTGGGTAAGTTGTTCAACAAGGGAATCATAAGATTTCCGTAATCCTTGAATCAATTCCAGATTTCTCTGGATATTTGCTGTATTCTGATTAATCAATACATCTCTCTGTGACAATTGATTTGCCCATTCAGTTTTAGCCTGATCTACATAATCTCTTAAACTATTACCCAAATCTGTAAGTTTAGTTGAGAGATTAGTAATTTGACCCTGGAGGTTTTCATCCGAAGACTGACGATTAGATACTTCAGTATTAATCAAATTAAGTAATTGGGTATCTGTTTCTTGTCTCTGTTTAGCTTCAGAATTTATATTAGCCTGTAACTGTGTATCTGCAGCCTGGCGATTAGATACTTCTGTATCAATATTACCCTGAAGGGTACTTTGCAACTGAGTAAGGCGAGTGGTAGTATCTGCTTTAAGAGCATCAATATTACCTTGCAGTGTAGTATCAGCTGCAGTTCTATCTTCAATTTCTTGATTAATATCCTCAGCTAATGCAGCCAACTTCTTAGTAATGGTTGATGCAAAGTTAGGATCATCTCCCAGGGCTTTAGCAATTTCTTCTAGAGTATCCAATACTTCTGGAGCTGAACCAATAATTGATTCAATAGAAGCCTTTACTTCATCCTCAGTTTGGAACTTAAGATCATTGAGGAGCTGAGATACTGCTGTAATCTTATTAGCACCCTCTTCAATTCCATTAAGCTTATTGAGTAAGTCGTCTGTGAAGTCATTCTTGGATAAACCATACCCTTCAATTTTGTCAACCTTGGTATCCTGAAGGTTCTGATCTCCTTGCTCTCTTGCAGTTGCTTCTTCCTGAATAGCCTGGAGAAGTTCCTCCTTAAGTCCTTCTTCACCGGTTTGGATATTTGATATTTCCTCACGTATTTTTGCATGATCCTCAGAATTGGTTTTTGCTAAGTCATAGATTGCCTTGAATACCAGGCCAGTGTAATTTGCCTGAGCCAAGTATAACTGGTAGTGCATTACCAAGCCTTCATCGAAATAAGCAATAACCATGTAAGGTTGACCAATAGCATAGGAATTACTTTGAGGATCATAAGGCATACCATTTACTATATCTGGAGTACCCAAATCATCTACGAAACCTTGTTCAAGGCTAGGAAGGAATTGAACAACTGTAGAATTAAGGTATTTATCATCTAGAGTAATAGAACCAAACCATTTTTCTACATCACTTGTATAGGCAATTTTATGGGCTTGATCTCCAGATTGTCCAGCTTCCTGTACTGTAGGTCTTACTCCTTTGGGTGTATTGAAGTTGATTGGGTATGCAGTATTACCTACATCAAATATATTCCAACGATTTAACTGGAAAGCATTATGGGTGATGCCCATAGCATCAGTTATCAAGAATATATCACCCAGGGTAGGAAGAATAATAGCCTTACGATTGGGAAGTTGAGAATTAGAAACATCAACAAAGGAAACAAAGTTTTTCTTCATTTCCTCGTCTGCAGCTTTATATGCTGCCTCCAATGCTTGGTCAGCAAGGATTCTTGCCTGAGTTTCAGCTGTTAAAGCCTCATTCAATGTTTGATCTCCTTGCTCTCTTGATGTAATTTCATTTTGAAGCTTAGATTCTAAATCCGTTTTATCTTGGAGGTGAGTATTTGAGAGATTAGTAATTGAATCTTTCAAGGTTTGTTCAGCCTCTTTTGCACGGTTAGTTTCAGAATCTGTATATTCCTTTGCCTTTGTCTGGGTATCAGCAATATCCTGAGCATGTTGAACTCGGAGATCTGCCAAATCCTTAATATCCTGATCTACTTTAGAAGTAAGGTTTTGGATACTAGAATTTACATCCCGAATTGCTTGTTCTATTTTATCGGACAATCTTTGAAGTTCACTAGAAACATTGCCAGATATCTCAGTAATTTGATTACCAAGCTGAGTTTCTGCATCCTTTGCTCTCTGAACCTCATTCAATAATTCCTGACGAAGGTCAGTAAGTTTATTGGTGATAGTAGTGGCAAAGTTAGGATCATTGCCCAAAGCTTCAGCCAATTCCTTCAAAGTATCAAGGGCATCATCAGCACCATCTACCAAATTTGAAATAACTCGATTTACATCTTCCAAAGTCTGATACCCTTTGTCATTCTCCAACTGGGAAACTTTGGTTATGTAATTTGCTCTTTCCTCAATGCCATCTAATTTAGCTTTGAGCTCATCAGTGAAATCATTAGAGGTTAAGGTTTTACCATCCTCCTTATCCACCTTTTGAGAAATAGAAAGAACAAAAGCCAGAAATTCTTGGAGTGTACCAGCAAATCCAGCCTTTACGAAATCGTCATAATAACCCTGTAAAAGTCTTTCATCGATTTCCTCATTAGTGAAATATTTACTTATATACATACCTTATAAATTAGGTTTAGGTTAGATTTAAACTTCTTTGTCTTCCGCATAGGTATTCAGAATTAATATCTCGGAAAGGTTCACCTTCTTTACCACAGAATACATTTTGAGGAATATCTGGGTTGTCTGGATCTGTATCTCCCAAGTCTTCCACATCACCAACTACACAACCATAGGAAGGTTCTTTGTTAACATGGAATTTTACTACTGTACCAAATGCTGATATGTAGCCAATATATTTTTGACCAATATCTATATGCAAAAGATCTTTATCAAATACCTCTCCAAAATAATCTTGAAAACAGGAAACGAATTTAGTTCCGGTAATACTTCGAAAAACCGTAACCCTATTTCCTAAGCCATCCATTTCTATATGGATACCAGCAGGACCGTTTACCTGAATAAGATTACTCTCATAATAAGGAGAACCATCGATGGGACTAATCCTTTGAGACCATCTTAATTGAATTGTTTTTGCCATATCCTTAATTATTTTATTCTACGAAGGTAATTACCGTATCTTTATCTCTCTTCAGAATTACCATGAATAGTAATGCTTCATCCTTAGCTTGGGATACTTGAGTATCCCCTGAAGGTTGATAAACAATGCCATTGATAATAAATCTGTCCTGTTCCCAGTTTAAATCCCAATAACCATCCTTGTTTAAGTGACCTATACTTTCAATATAAGCCTTTGAAATTAAAAGGGATAGGTTTTCATCATCCAAAGCTCCTGCAACGGTTGCCTTGTTTATAGGCCAGTTACGGAAAGCATTGTAGGAAATCAGAGCTTCGATTTGTATATTAAAATACTTCGGGATATCGTCCTCAGCATGAGATAAGAGTTGATTTACGTTCTTTGCCCAAGTGATAGTTTGCCTACCAGCATCCCAATTAACAAAGCTCATGATGATATGCTTGTACCTATCCCAGGATTTATTTAGAACTTTAAAGTGAGGAACTTTTGTCATTTAATAAGTGAAGAAGATTTGGAAGCCTTATTGAGGGGAGCTGTTGGATTGGGTCCATCAATAGGTCCTTGTCTTCTATGATTTACTACACGAGGAACAACTTCTCGAGTTATGGTGTTACAGAAAGGAAGATAAATCTCCAACCTTGCAGCCAACATACAAAGATTTTTTCTCAATTCATCCATAAATCCTCCAGGTTTCATAGCAGAGCTATATTTATCCCAAAGTGAACTTATTGAATCAGAGAGTATATCATAGTATTGGACTTCAGTTGGACCAGTGGTGATCTGTTTAATCCTATCACCTCTAGCTTTCTCAGGTCCAGATTCACCATCTCCAGTGTTTTCTTTAGTTGAGGTTAATTGGCTAAGGTATTCTCCGGTACTTATCATAAGATTTTGAATCTTTACATTCAGATAATCCCATGACGCCAATTCCATTATTAGCTGATTTTCTAGTGCTTCATACCATAATTCATCAAGATATTTATCGGGAGGAATTGTATGGTTTACTAGTGGACCAATATAATACTGCCATTTCTGGATATATATTGCTTTCTCTTCCCGGGTCATACCCTCTGTAATTTCTGAAGGTATGTAATTATCTATCAGAACATAAATGGAATCTGAAAGTACAGTATGACCATAATCACATATAACTACTGTTTTTTGGATTACCTCATCCAAACCTGTAGAACTTGTTACATGTAAGGTAACTGTATAAAATCCGGCTGATTCATAGGAATGGGATACATGCCTTTTATTGAAAACCTGGTCTGTATCATCACCAAAGTCCCAATCAAAAACACATTTGACCGGGACTTTGCACAAAACTCGAAAAGATACCTCCAAACCAGATGTCACATAAATGAAGTCTATATTTGAGGATCTTTTCATATTATGTTATGTTTCTTTAGTGGTTAATAGATTACCAATAACTTTCTTAATTAAATCATAAAATCCACATCCAGATAAACCAGTGAATAAACCATATAATAAGGTTTGCCACCAATCATAATTATATATTGGACAGGATTCTATTTTAAGTAACCATAATATAAAACAGGTTAAGATACCCACAGCAGCAGACATAAGAATCTGTAACCAAGTTTTATTGGATACTGTGGGTATCAATTTTAACAGCTGAGTTGTTATGGCAGAAACCAAAGCTACTATACCGGTGAAACTACCGATATCTATTTCTGTTATTGTTGAACCATCCCCTACTATTTCCTGAGCCATAAGTGGAGCAGTGAAAAATAAGAGGATGGTAACAAGCATGAACATAAATCTTTTCATTATTTTTCCTCCTTGTTAAAGTCATCCATAACAGCCTTTACCAGTGATTCTACTGTATCAGTATCTTCCGGTTCAAAACCGAATTGCTTAGCAATTATCTTCATCTGTTCAAGGTTGTATGACTTGGTGATTTTGGTGATATCAGTTCCCTTTTCAATCTGGGATTTCAAACGATTAGTCATACGTTTGATATCAGCTTCAGAATACTGGTTAAGTACGGTTTCTGTAGTTACAAAAACCAAATGACCAGAAGAAAGGGCATTCTGTATTTTACGTGATCTGTATTGACGAGCAGTCAAATTTTTCTGTTGTCCCCGGATTACTGTGATACCGGTTGATTGGTCATGAAAGCTGTAAGCCTTCGGACCTGTTGTTACAATATACTTATTATCCATAATTTAATTTGGGTTTAAAGGTAGGACGGGGTAGGAATAAACCTTACCCCGTCCCGAGAGTTATATTTAATTAGAAAGGCAGGTGAAGCCTTATTCAAGACCCACTGAGAAGAACGGGTCGATATTCATAAATTCCGGGAAGCCCATAGTAGAGAATTCCTGGTTAGCAGCCAACATCAGAACTGCATCCTGGTAAATCTTAGAGAAACCAGTAGTCAATGTAGTATAAATTGCATTGGTCTGGTTAGAAACGATTCTTTCTGATTCCATAGTCAACTGTTTAGCAGTCAACTTAATCAAGGCAGCAGAAGTATCAATCAGAACCAACTGCTGGTCCGGAGTTCCCGGGTGAATGTAGAAATCAGCACGATTAGGAATCGGTGAATGTACGTTCAGAGTAGCAGTAGTAGTACCGTATGATTTATCCTTGAATTCTGGCAAGTTCAGCATTTCAATTGCCTGATCTTCTCCACCAATCATGGTAGTATAATTACGTCCCATACGAGCACCTCTTACCCAGATATGGAGTAAGTCTTTGTAAGTGATACCCTTAGTAGTTTCATATACACCAATTACAGGAGCAGATTCTGAACCATCGGGTTTGTTACCATTAATAAGTACATCCATTGCCAAAGTATCCAGGGCATAACCCAACTGAACACCGTAGTCACGAAGGTAAATTGCCAATACATCCAAAGAAACGTAGTTACGAACTTCATCGGTAAGTTTGAAACCTTTTCCGATTTTAAAGAGAGTAACCGTTTTCTGGCCGAAGCTTACATCACCCAATGGGATAGTTTCAGCCTCATTTACCTTAGCCGGAGTAGCTTCTGACATATTTACCATCGGCATGATAGCAGTCAGTCCATTGATAGGCTGGTCACTTGATATAATGTTCGGATAGAAAGGAGCCCGGCGCATACCAAGAGTTACAGCTGCACGGATAATTTCCGGAACCAACCAGCGAACATTCTGTTGCGGCATAGTGAAAATATTTTCCATTGTATCTACTTTCGGATTGATGCCAATCTTTTCGTAGAGTTCATCCATAGAAATACCCCACTTACCTTTTACCAATTCTTCAAAAGTTACTTCGATGGGTTTACGAGTTTGGGTTCCCTTACGGGCTTCATCCAAACTTTGAACCATCGGTTGGAATTCATTGATGAAATCCTGTGCTTTAAGTTTTGTAATATCCATATCGATTGTTTAGTTTTAACGGATTAATACTGAAATAAGGTCGTTTGCCTCATCTGCAGGATTCAAAGAAATGAATTTAGTTTCCTCTACGGATGATTGAGCAATAACGAAACGATCATTGAGAAGTTTTCCCATAGGAGCTACGTATCCTGCATAGATAGCAGCTACTGCTACCCAGTTACAAATCATGTAACCTTCAACAGCAACTGTAACCTCTACTGGATAATTTCTTTGCGGAGCATAAGCCGGATTTACATTATCCGTAACGGCAACACCCAAATAAATTTGAGACCCATCTCCTTCCGGGATATAAGGTTCAATCAAACCATCTTGGCCAAGAGCCACTGGCATACCCTGTACAATAGTTTCACCCTGTTTTACACAGAAAGCTTGATGTAGCTTGTGTGATTCTGATTTGTAGATTACCGCTTTTGGAGTTCTAGATCCAATCAGGGTAAGCGGCTGATCCTGAGCAACTACGTTAGTCTTATACATAATAATTTTATTTTAATTTGTTACGATAGAATTGATCCATCAAACTGGAAGTAGAAGGTATTTCTTCATCATTTTTGGTAGTATTCTTTTTCTCCTGGTCCTCATCAACTTCTTTTGCAGAAGAAGCACGATTAACATCGGTAGAACCACATTTAGAGCAAGTCAATGGGAATTTTTCCTCCAGTCTTTGCTTATAATCTTTCTGAAGAGAAAGGATGGTGTTCAGGCCAGTAGTTTCAGAATTAATCATAGTAATAATGGTTTCATCAACCTTATCACCCATAAGTTTTCTGTAAGATTCTACCGTTGCCTCTCTCATAGCAGCAATGTGATTTTTTCCTACTTCGGCCATATCCTTCAAGTTAGCAATTTCTGCTTCCTTGTTTTGGATAGTTTCCGTCAGAGTAGATTTTTCTGAAGTAAGATTGTTCACCTGCTCCTGAAGAGAACTTACATTAGATACTAACCCCTTGATGCAAGCTAATGCTTCCTCACGGTTAGCTTCTTTACCTTCTCCCAAGGTAAGCATTCCTTCACCTTGGAAAAGGGATTGGATAAATAATTCTAATTCATTCATGTGGTTATTTTTTTCTGATTTGTCCTTGTCATCATTAAATTTCGAGGTATCGTTTTTTTCCTGGAAAGAGGAGTAATCAGTTTTAAAATCCGTAAAGTAATATGATTTGTTTTTATCCTCTTCATATTCTTTATAGGATGCCCAAGTTCTCTTTGCAAAGGTTGGGTTAACTATTTTACCATCTTCTCCAATTTTCTGGGCAAAACTATCAGCTCCATGTGATACTAATGAAGTTTCTAGATATCTTACTACCTCAGTAACTACCCTACGAATCATATTCCCTTTAGAATCATAGGTACCCAATTTCTGATAGAATTCATCATCATTCATATTTGGATGAGATTTATCCCATTTAAACTGGACTGTTACTGAGTTAGAATGAATTGAAGGAGGTTCCATTAGGATTCCTCTAGCAATTCTAGGATTAGCTTTGCCATCAATTTTAAGGATACCATTTATACCGGCAGGGATTATAAATCCTCCGTCCTTATATGCTTCTTGCCAAACTACCTTTGATACGGATCCTATGGCATTACCTATATCGGTAGAATGGTCGCAATTTACTGTTTGCCCTAAGAGTAATCCCATAGAAGCTTTTAAAACACCATTTTGACCGAAATCTGTAGGATTCCAGTTTTTAGATACAATGGTTTCTGAAAGCAATCGGAACATTGGTTCGATAAATTCAGAATCCTTTGGTTTTAATTCTTCCTCGTTCAGATTGGGATAATAGGTGTGATAATTTATATCACCTCCAAATAAACCAAACTGAGAAATTGTTTCAGGATTTGGTTTTGTCCAAGCATAATAATTCTCAGAAAATTCCTGAGCACCCACAGAGGGAGGTATATAACCTGCCATGATTGTATGGCCTTGGCCAATTACCATACTATCGAAGTGGGATTTATTTTTCTGATTATAAACTGGCATAATTATCTAGGTTTAATGTTTTGATCATTCCTTCTCCCTGAAGTATTTGCTTTATCCCGGGAACGTCTAGCAGATTGGTTTTTATCATCCTGTCTCTGCTTCTTCTTGGTTCCTTCTTGGGGATCAGTATTTACACCATTCTGATCTTCAAGAGATAATCTTGGTTCATCCTGGTCTGGAGAATCATAACCCATTTCCCAAGCATATTGTTCCTGAGATATAATACCAGCCTTATAAAGAAGATCCAGATTTTGGATTTTATACTGGAGACCTTGTTGAACTTTTACTTCATCCGAAATGGTAGAAGTTCCCCAAGTAATCTTTATTCCCTTATTATTAAATCCTGCAAGTCTCAATTCAAGACAATAAAGAAATTCCAATACATACCCAACAATCATCTGAATATTTTTCAGCTGGGCAATCATCTTAGACAGCATAGTACCTGAAGAACCTTCACCTGAAGCAGTATTAATACCAATGATAGACCCATTAACTCCCAAACCATTTGCTACGGATTGTTGATTCATAGCCCATGGTTTTTCAAGGTTATTTAAATCCTTGGTTGTTGAGTTTAATTTGAATTCATGGTCATCAATATACCCGGTTACTACTCCCTCTTTCATACCTTCTAGAAGATTTCTTTTCAGCATTCTAAGATTTCTATCCAAACGATTTTCATAAGCTCTTACAGATTCATTAGCCTGAATATCTGGTTTAGCCATCTTTGCTTCCAAGAATCCAACCATACCACAGATTTCCATGATATGTTTGAAATTAATCTTCATATCCTGTTGTCCTTTTAAAGAATCTAAGGCAGGCATAAAAGGAGGAATCCCATAAGGTTCATCTGTATCATTAAACATACCAGCATATACGTAAGTTTCAGGATTCAATTTGATATACATCCCATTCCTTACTAGAGGATTGGTATTCCTTTGATAAGCAGTGTATACACCATTGTTTTCCCGGGCAAAGATAATATTATCGGGCCTTAGGAAAAGTACAGTAGATAACCCTGTCAAATCATTATTGGGTACACCTTCAACAGAAACAGCTCCTGAAGTAAGGAGCTGGACCATCATTTTATTTACTAACCCATTTATACCTGCCGTATATCTTGACCATTTCTTGGTTGCCTCCTTTAAATGGGTTCTCATCCTATAAGCCTCTTCATCTGTATTATTAGGGAAGGTTACAGTATGACCTGTATTAGCTAACTTAAACATATCCTGTAAGGCAATTCCCATATCTGGGTTTACCTTATACAGATCCCTAATAAGTTTGATTACTTCTGGCCTAAAGGATGGTGATACCCATTGTACCTGATCTTTTAATAAATTAATGATATTGCTATCATCATCTGGTACGGAAACTCGTCCTGGAGATATGGTAGTTTCTGGTTTAGGTTTATTATCTCCCTTTTGTACCTGTTGTTGGGTAGTTGGAGATTTATTCTTTTGCCAAAAAGGTTTAAAAAAATTTTTCATCTTGGTTGTACAATTACGTTTGCTTTTCCTTTTCTTATGTGATTGCAGATTGCTTTTCCAAATATATCATCATCAGAATATATTTCACTTTCCATGTCTACGGCATCATTATTTACCTTATGCTTACCCATGGCAACTGGTCTTCCCAATCCATCATAGATAAAGGTATAAGCTTCCTGAACAAAGAAAGGATCCTTTACAATAATATTCTCTTCTCGGATATCCCTTTCCAAACCTTCGATAATAACTGAACGGTTTTTATTGGTAGTTAACCATCCCGGAGATTTATCCATTTCAGGTTTACTACTACCTTTCTTCTTAAGAAGTTTCTGATAGTAATAAAGTCTTGGATATCCCTCAGTTTGTAATTGGGAAGTTACAGCCAAACCAACATCATTGGATTCTGGAGCAATCAGAGCAAAGTTAAATAACTTACCAGTATCACCGAGAAGTCTTCCGAATTTATCCGGAGGCATCTTACCTTTGTATACTACTTGTTCCTCTCCATTCTTATCCATACAAGTGAAAGAAGAGTAGTCTGAATTTCTTCCAGTAGATACATCGGCTCCAATGTAATAATCTCCATCATATAAGGGTTCAAGATATTGCCTGTACTGTCCATTAAACCTCTTCTTGATTACTGGATAGTCGGGTAGGCAATCTTCAATTGCTTTTATATCTCCCAAATCAAATACTGTATTACCAGAACCAAGGAAGTCACCATCAATTTCTTGGGCAGTTCTTCTTGGTCCCAATGCTGCAGCCATCTGATCATACCAGGATTGATCCCGTTCAGGGTGCATACTCCAATACAATCGAAGAGGATTAAAACCATTGGACTGGGAAATTGCTTCAACCCACATGGAGTGATAGAATCCTCCAAGACCTCTAGGTGTACTGTTTAATATACAAGCTCCACCAGTAGAGATAGTTGGAAGTGCTGCTGCAAACACATCTGATGCCCATCTTACCATTGCTGCCTCATCTATCACTAATAAAGTTAATGATTCTGAACGACCAGCCTCAGGTGAAGTGGGCAATGATTCAATAAAGGATCCATTTTCAAATTCCATGACAGAAGCAGAACCATATTCTCCGCCTCTACCATTAATAATTGGTACCTGAAGATACCAAGGCAAGTTCTTATACATGAACTTGATTTTCTTAAGTACCTTTTTAGCAGTAATATCCTTGATGGAGATAATATTTATCTTCTTATTGGGGTGATACATTGCAAGCCATAAACAGTACATTGAAATAAGCTCCGTGATACCTGCCTGTCTGAATTTCAGGATTATATTGAATCTCTCAGCTACAAAGTTATATAATACAGATCTTTGATATGGGTAAAGCTTGAAGGGAACTTTTCCCCTCATAGGATGGATCACATAACAGAAAGTACTGAAGAAAAATACATCCCTGCTTACTCTAGCTAGATTACTTAATTGCTCTCTAGTAAGAGAAGAGGTATTTTCTGTAGAGATCTTTGCCATATCAAAAATTATATTCTAGTGAAAACTCTAAGTCTGTTCCTATGTTACCTTTTAATGAAGGATAATAGAAAGTATTTACTCCAAGTTTATATTTAACTTGATTAGTCTTGAAAGAAATACCTAAACCCAAATCAGTAAAATTATTAAAAGGTCTGTATTTCCCATAAAGGTAAGGTTTAAACTGTAATCTTTTTCTTAATGACAATTTACGATAAGAGAGATTTCCCCGGTACCAACTGTATTCATAGGTGTTAGTATCGATAAGAAATCTCTCTGTCTTGGAATTAATCGAATTTATTGAAGAAACTGTTGGGTCCAAGCCTATATCAAAAATTGTGACTTCCAGATTATTTTGAGAAAACTTAAACTGAAGAGGTAATGATAAGGAGTTGATGAGGGTGGTTTCGGGAATCTTATCTTTCGTAAATCTTTCAAAACTTTGAACAACGGTTGAATATGAACGGTTGTATAAACTTTGAATTGAGTCCAATGTACTAGCCGATGAATCTGATTGATTCCCGATGTTGCTGATACGGATTACCGATGAATCTAATTTGCCAAACTGAGAAAGAAAAGTATGGTAATCATTTTCGGTTATTCTCCAAATCTTTACCTCTTCAGGTTTAAGTCTATTTGGAAAGAGTGTAGGTTTGAAAGACTGAGCTGCATAAACCGTATCCGTCTTTCCGTTGCTTAAGGTTAATTCCTGAACCTGGGATTCCAGGGTAGAATTCCTGAAGCAAAGGTAAATAGTAAATCCTAGAATTGCTAGTAATCCCAGAATTTTCAAGGCTCTAGTAAAATTTTTCATGTGATTGAGGATTAAAGGTGAAACAAATTTCTGTTCAAAAGCTCCTTATACGTATGTACGCGCTAAAGATACTTACTTTCAATTTCTTAGTTACGTAGTAACTATAGAAATTCTTTTTTCGAATGAAATGAGAAAAAAGTATCCTTTAATCCTTTTCCTTTTTTCCTAAATCTTATAGGATATAGGATAAGGATCGCGCACGCATGTAATTATAAGATAAGATTATATCTTATCTTATAATTCAAAGGGGTACTGAATACTGGAATATATATTAAGATATATATTAACGTTGAAAAGTGTATGTTTTAGGTGTACCTAGAATCAAGGATTTTTTACCTTTTTCAAGGTACCTTGTTATTGCCTACAAGGCAAATCCTAAACCATTTCCCAATTTCATAAACTGATCCCTTGGCATAGGTATACCTTACCTTGTTTAAGTAATAATCATAATCAGGATCTCTCTTTCCGTATTTAGGCATGAAAGTCTTAAATAATCTGGGTACTCCCATGATTACTCTAAAAAACTCAGCTCCCAGAGGCCATCCACTTGGAGCAAACTGTCTATCTGAAGGCCTGAGGGTTAAAGGATAATCAAATACCTTTAACCTATAAACTCCCGGCAAGGTTTTCATCTTGGCAGTTTTAATTGGCCACTTGTATTCATCTTTGAAGTCAGTCTTCCAGAGTTTCTTTATCTGGTATACTTTCAAATTCTTCTTTTCTGGCAATTTTCGATAATCATACATTGCCAATTGTTTTCTCGGGTTAGGAATAAAATTCAGCTTCCTATTGGTTATTCTTTTTAATTCTAAGTAATTTTTGGGTGTGTTTACTTGAAATATCTTATTAAAGGAATTAAGTCTCCTCTTACAGCTTAATTTTATTCCTATAATTACTAACCTAATCCTTGATTTTTGGTGATTGCCCCATTCCATTACTGATGCACAGTGAAAAACTAATTTGTAATCAGAGAATTTTTCTCTTAATTTATCCTCAGAAATGAAATTAAGAAGCCTTGGGAGGTTCTCAATAAGAAACATTTTGGGTTTATACTTATCTATGGCTTCAAAAACTAAATTCAAAGTCTTATTTTTCTCTGGAACTCCCAATTTTTTCTTCTTAGAGAGCCTCATCATGCTTACTGAACCACAATCTGGGGATGAAACCAGGATATCTGGGCTCAAATCAGGTAATTCAAAGCCCTTCCAAAAGGATAATTCCCCAAAATTAAGTGTCCATTGCTCTTCTTTTCGAGTGTGGAATACTGGTCTTGGTTCAATATTTCCCAAAACTTGAAATCCTTTTTGATTCAAGAAAGGAAATAGTAATGCAGCACCACTACCAGCACACACCCCAAGTACTTTATACTTACTCATAAGAACCTATTTTTAAATATTTTGTCCAAGAATACCATTTCCGATTCTTCAAATATTCTAGATTATACATATTCTGGTAAGCTTCCTCTTCAAAAGATACATCATGATACCTTTGTGATTGTTTTGAGTAATTCCCAAAAATACATATCAACAAGTATTCTATGACATACCAAAGATAAAATCCTATTATCAACATTTCCAGGATTTGCCTTGAATGTATCTTTTCATGATTTATATCAAAATCATCCATATAGGCTTTATCCTTTACAAATAATATAAGGCCTATAAAATTGAAAGCCTTGTAATTCCCAAAGGGAATCAATTTATTCCTTATTATCCACATAACTGATAAATTAAATATATTACACCAATCTGTAATGCTTGGCCCACTAATCCTCCCAAAATGGTAAATAAAAAGTCCCAGTGATCCCAGGTATTCCCATATTGTTTATCCTTAAATTCCATCCCAGCTGCTAAACCCAGTACAAAGAGTATGGTAAATAAAAAACCGGGTAATATAGCATATTTAAAGTGTTTATCTCTGTTAGATTGCTTAAATTTACTCATAACTTGCCTTTTAAATTTCTATAAGTATTCTCAAACTTCTGTGAATAATATTTTACTTGGCCCGGGCCATTGTATTTCTTGGCAAACTCATCCCACTTGTGTTCCTTGAGTAAAGGTATCAATCTAGAATTATCCAAGAAATTGTATAAAAGCCACATCTGAGCTTTATGAGATTCATTGTTTTTGTTTACAAAAATCTCAATGGTATCACATCCTGCCAGGTTATAATTGAATCCCATAATCTGTCCCAGACCCCAAGAAGCAGATTTTAATGCAGCTTCCTGATTTATTTCACTGGCCATTCTCAACCTTGACCATTCACTTTCACCTCCAAGATATTTAGATTTATCCCATTTCTCATAAAGAACATCCCGATACTTATGAGAATATTTATTTGGGTTAATACCTACCTTCTCTAATTCTTTCCAGAATATATGGCCTTCAAAGAGGATTTTGGGTCTTCCCGATGGAAGAAATCCTTCTGCATTTGCTCCACATTCTACAAGGATTAATGATTTTAACAAAGCGGGTTCTAAACCCATTTCGTTTGCTGCTGAAATAAATAATGAGTTATCCATATCTTAAAATTTTTGGTTTATATTCTATACCCTTTGGTATTGCTCAAAACCCAAGCTTACAAGGTTATTTCTAAGCTATTTTCAATAAATTCAAATTTTATATGATATGAGAGAACTAAAATTTACTTGTACCTGCTGCCATAATCTGGTAGAGGATGAATTAGATGAGAATGATCCGATAGTGAATATTATGATTCACAAGGTAGTATGCTTTGAATGTGCATATTGGTTTTGGAAAGCCAAATGGAATAAAAACAACCATGATCCCTCAGTAAAGTTATTGGTTACTCCTGATTGGCATATGTATTACATTAATACAGAATTAGCTACTTACCCAGTTGGGAGATCCTCCAGGGTGAATTACCATGGATTTATGAATGTAAGGATTGGTAATAAGGTAATCACTACTAATTCCTGGAAAGATATTGGGTATATTCCTGACAGATTTCATAATACCCTGTTCAAGGTGAATGGGAGGATACTCTCGGATTTAGAATCATCATATTACCTAGCTAAATCCTAATCCTCATCCAGCCGAAAATTTTTATATTTAAAATATTATTCCTATATTTGCATAATGAAAATTTTATCTAATATTTATAATTATGAAAAGACTAAAAAAAGAAAACCAAGCCCTATATTTTGATGGGCAAACATTAATCGAGTTGGTAGAGGTAATCGAATCTAACAAAGAGAATAATACTGCTACCCTTTCCAACAAAATTGAAGTAGAGAGATCTTCCTCATCCGGAATCTTCTACAGGAAAAATGGAAAACCTGGATATGCAATGACCTATGATGAGAATCTCTGGGAATCCTATAAGGCATATCACCAATCCCGGAAAAAGCTTGGAGAACTGATAAAGGAATTCCAGAATGGATTCTCCTTAGAGAATATCCAAAAAAACGGAGAAAGATTCCAGAATATTAATAAGGCAATCAAAGAATTATGATACTAGTTTGGATATACATATTAGTACTTCCCTTATGTATTTGGCTCTACAAAGTAGCCAATGATTTTGTACCAGTGAAGAAAGGAGCATTGTTATTCCTATCTATTTGGTTCCTATTCCCCTTCTTCCTGCTCTATTTATTAACTTCCTTAATCAGTAAGTATGTATCTACATTTCGACAAAAACGGTAAGTTCAGAGGGAGATCCATGACTCCCAACGAATCAGTGATTTGGTTCCTGGCTATAATCCTTTGGCCCTTGACTATACTTTTTATCTCAGCATTCTTCCCCTTCCTTGTATATTGTGGGAAAAAGGCTAAGGTAGAAGGATTTGAAAAGAAATCCTGGTGGGTTGCAATATTTGCCTGGTTCTGTATGATAATATATTTTATCTATGGATGTCTTACACATTGATCCCAAATTGCCAGAAAGAGATGAGAAAGGAAGATTCCAAAAAGGATCTTCCTTTGGCAAAGGTAATACATGGAGTAAGATTTATGATAAGGATACCCTGATAAGGCAAAAGCAAAGGGTAACTAAAATGATGAGAGAAATAAGGGGCCATCATTCTACTAATTCTAGAGCAATCCAATGTTCTAATGGTAAGATTTATCCTTCTGCTTCTCAAGCTGCTAGGGAATTGTTTAATAACCCGAGTCTCAGTACTCATATCACTAAATGCTGTAAGGGCAAAAGGTATAGGGTAAAGGGATTTACTTTCGAATATTATTATGATGAGTAAGAGGTACATAGTTTATTATTCCAGTGAGGATAAAGGATATTATGAATCCTATTTAAGTGAAAAGGAATCTAATCAGATAAGTGATATAGTAGCAATTCTTAAGGATGAGGAAAAGGCTAATAAAATGGTTAAGGAAAATAAGAAATTGGATTATAGAGAGGTGGAATGGGAAGAATGAATAAGGATACCCTTAATGTGAAGGCCTAAAAACCTTGCGAAAAATTTTTGGAGAAGGGGCTCTATTAAAAGGGTCCCTAACTTTTTGTGTTGGACCTTTATTTCCTTTTATCTTCGGAATCCCTTAATGCGAGGAAGTAAAATCTTGGGGTACTTAAAGGGGGGAACGGTTATGTTAAATTTAATTTAAGGACAAAAAAAATAGGGGACAAAAGCCCCCTATTTACTAAAAATATTTAAATAAAAATTTTATTTAATATCTTCTAAACTGAATAAGAGTAAACCACTTAAACCAAAAAATTTACAGTATTTTTTTAACTTTCCCTCTCTATCTGAAATGTAAATTTCGTTGCTTGTTTCAGTTAAATAATAGGGCTTATATTTAATTATTTCTTTTGCTTTGCTTATTTGCTCCTGAATAATGTTCAAACGCTCTGAAATCAAACAACCCTTTGAAAATGTTATCTTAATAATTTTATAACGATATTTTTGTGTGTGTCCCTCTATTAATTTGTTATCAGGTAGTGTAATTACATGGTCTACAATTTTAATTTTTAAGTCCTGTAAACCGTTATTATTTTCGATTATTTGGAACGGTATTTTATTTTCTTTGCTTAATTGTATCATGATAATTTTATTTTAAATAGGGAGCTAAAAAATAGCTCCCTGATTAATTAATTAATTAATTTATTTTTTTAATAACTTTTTAAACTCCGAAAGTGATTTTTCGTATAAATTTCGTGTTGCTGTATCAGTTTTACTGGAGCAAACCGAATTAACGGAAAAATCATTTAAAGAATAAACAGAACTATAAAAAGCAAAGAAATCTTTTGCCAGCTTATTTTTGTCTTTTGCGGTCTGCAAAGACAAGCATAAATTTTGTAACATTTTACGTAATTTACGGCGCAAAATTTTCTTTTCTTCGGGTAGCATTAATGAACCATCGTTTTTTACAAAAATTTCTTTTTTGTAAATATCAGGACTTAAACCGCCGTTTCCCTTTTTGATGTCGTTATTTGCGTTTAACTGTGCAAATAAGTTATCAAGAATACTTTTGTTTGCTTTTGCTTGAGCAACTTTTCTTTTTGCAGAAACTTTTTTGTTTTCTTGTTTTTCACTTACTTTGTTGTTAGATTCGTTTACGTTGTTGTTTACGTTTGAAACATTTTCTAAATTTTTGTTTGTTGTTGTCATAATTGTAAAATTTAAATTGTTAGTAAAAAATTAATTATATTCAGGGAAAAATTAAAATTTTTAATTATGTCAAAGAACGCTTTTTTTTTTCCTGAATATCTACGACAAAGGTACGAAAAAAATCTATATATCAAACTTTATTTCACGAATTTTTAGAAATAAGTTTATTTTCGTTGATTTTTTCACAAAAAGAATACA